ACCAAGAAATGGACGCTGCCGATCCGCGACTGGAAGGCTGCGCTGAACCGCTTTACGATCCAGTTCGAGGGGCGACTTCCTCAGCGGTAACCCAAACCACGGTTACACAAAATTCTGCACACGCTCACGGCGCCTCGTTCCTCGATCCTAAGGGCCACTTTTAGGAACTCTGGTGCGGTCAGTTGTGCGACCGGTCGTGAACCGATCCACGGGAAAACGTCATTGCCCATCCATGCGATGACTTTGACCCGATAGCTCTCAACCCATTTTTGCTTACCCAGCCATTCACGCGCGACGACCTCGAAGCTGTTTGCTGCTCGCTCACCGGCAGCGGCCTTGGTGGCCTGTCGCTGCGCGCTGGGATCGATGCCTCCGGCAACCAGTCGCCGGGCCTCCTCTCGGCGTTCGCGAGCGGCCGCCAGAGTGACATCTGGGTACACGCCCAGGCTGATCGTCCGGCGCACGCCTGCGATGCGGTAATCCAGGCGCCAGCCGTGACGTCCGCCTTCCCCAATCAAGAGGTAGAGGCCGCCACCGTCCCGCAGCGCCTTGTCGCCGGGTTTGGCCTTACGGATCAATAGGTCGGAGAGGGGCTTAGCGATAGAGCGGGCCATGACAGTAGGCAAATCTAGAGCAAGGGAGTTACTGTCAACCCTACTGTCACCTACTGTCGGACTTCAAGAGGTCGTGTCGGACGATGCTGGACACAAAAAAGGCCGGAACCTTTGATTTCTCTAGGGTTTCCAGCCTTTATTGTACGTCGCTAGACGTATAGATGGTGGAGGTGGGCTCTACCGCCGATCCGCTGTAACGTATTGAAAGGAAAGGACTCGGCTCATCCCTCTGTGACCAGATGCCCCCACAGATACCCCCAGCTCATGCTGCCTTGTCGCGAGCAGCGACCTGAGCGTCCATCCATTCGGAGATTTCGGACTCCACCCAGGCAGATATCGACCCGAGCGAGACGGGAGCGGGAAACTCCTTCAGCCGGATCTTGGCATAGATCGTCGACTTGGAGAGGCCGGTTCGGCTCATCACGTCGGGAATCCTGAGGAATCGGCGGGGCGCCGGCGCTGGGGCCGCGGTGGTCGTCGGGTCTTTCATCGTGAGGTCTCCTGCTGGTATGCGTCCCATGCGCGCTGCACGCGCTGAAACTCGGTGGCATCGCCGCCGGCGCGGTCCGGATGGTGGTAGGAGCGCAGCCGGCGGTAACTGCCCTCGGGGTCGGCAGGGTCCAGCACGTCACGCCAGGACAGCGCCACCGGCGCTGGCAGGGCAGTGAACCCGGCGAATGCCCGCTCAAGGATGGCCGCGCCGCCATGGCGCTCGATCGCGCGCATGGCATCGAGCGTGGCGGCCACCGCCGCCAGGTTGTCGGCAACTCGGTCGTAGCAGTCGATGGCCATGCACTTGGGCGGTTGCGTCCTGTCGTAGCGGTCCTGCCAGTACACCGCGACACCAGGGTCGGCCGGCTCACGCTGATTGGACCGCGGCAGGCCGTCGAGCCGCAGTTCGAGGTTGGTGCTGATCACTAAATCGTCGTCGTTGATGCCCATGCGCTGCAGCTCGATTCGCACGCGGTCGACGCCCTCGGCGATGGTCAGCTCACGAGCGCTTTCGCGCTGGCCGTTGTAGCGCTGACGGGCGGCCCTGCCGAACCGGGCCTTTTCGCGCTGGCCACCGGCCGTGCGCTTCCACCCTGCGGGCCAGGACAATGGGGATGCGGGGATAGTCAAAGCTCGTCCTCCTGTTTTGCCAATGCGGCGCGCATCTGATCGGCGCTGCCTTGGCAGGTGTTGATGAGGTCTGCGCACATCGCGCGCAGCGCCAGGTTCTCGGCGGTGACCCGCTCGATGTGGTCGGCGGCCATGGCGAGCTGCTGCCGGAGCAGATCCTTCGCCGGCTGCTTCATACGCCGCGGCTCGCGCGGGAAAAGTTGCGGCCTCATGCGGTGCCGCCATTGACGACCATGCGCGGCTCGGTGAGGATCATCTGACCTACCGGGAGAGCGTCATGCCGCCAGAGATCAAGCGCGATTCTTTGAGCACCAGCTACTACGGCCAAGACATCTACGTCGAGGCCTGGCAGCCGGAGGGCGGTCAGGCGTTTGTCCATGTGATCGAGGCGGGTGACTTGCCCGAGATCAACAATCCAGACCTCGGGAATTACGCGACCTTGGACGAGGCCCTGCAAGCCGGTCTGAGGCTTGCAACAAGCATGATCGATAACTAGACGCTGTCTCATGCTGCGCGGTCCTGCTGATGTGGTTCGAGCGTGGCAAACAGGTCCGGCATGGCCATCTCACGCTCAGCCGCTTGCAGGTACTTCACTCCGTCCATGAAATAGGCCGTGGACAGCTCGGCGGCACGCCCCTGGCGGCCCAGCTTCAGCGCCCGGTACGGCACGGTGAACAGCCCGCCGAACGGATCGAATACCAGCTCGCCGGCGTTGCTGAAGCGCTGGATCAACCGGTCGACGATGTCGAACTGCAGCGGGCAGATGTGGTTTTCCAGGCCGCGCCGGGTCTGCTCGCCGTTGAGCGTCAGCATGCGGTTGACGTCGTGCCAGACGTCCGGGTCATGGCTGCCAGGCGCCAGCGACATGAAGGTCGACGGCAGCGCGCCGCGAGCCTCAAGCTCCTCGCCGATGCGCACGTGGGTCTCGTATTCGTAGACCTCGCGCAGCGAGTACTCGGTAAACAACTTGGCCAGCTTGTCGGGGCCCAGCTGCGCCAGCTCGTCGGCGGTCAGCTGACGGCGCCCGCTCGAGCGCCAGAACGCATGCGCGTCCACCTGCCAGCGTGCGCGCGTGTAATCTGCCTTTTGCTTGCGTACTGGCTCATCCGCGTAGCCGCGGCTGCGATCGGTCTGTGGCTTGTGCAGCAGCACGATGTACTCCGGCGAGCCGACGCCCATCTTGGTGCCGTCCTTGCACTGCTCCGACCAGCCCAGGCGGTAGGTCTGGTTGTTCTCGCGCACCACGTCGGTCACGACCGTGATCAGGCCCATGTAGTCGAAGCCGTGAGACCGGTAGTGGAAGATCGCCTCAGCGTGGAAGGGGCTGACGGTCGGCACGCCGGCGCCGGTCACGTTGCCGAACTGGATCCGGTCTTTCACGTGGATGGCCGCGATGCGGCCGGGCTTGAGGATCCGCAGCAACTGCGTGCTGAGGTGATCCATCTGTGCCCAGAAGTGCGCATTGTCGTCGGTGTGTCCGAAGTCGTTATAGCTCGGGCTGTACTCGTAGTGGTTGGCGAACGGGATCGAGGTCACGATCAGGTCGACGCTGTCGTCGGCCATGCTGCGCGTCTCCTCCACGCAGTCGTTGTTCGCAACGGTCCAGCCGCTACCGCTGGCCTCGATCCGCTCCACGCCGATCGAGCGCTGTAGCACCTGCGCCATGGCGGCCTCGCTGAGGCCGTATTCCTTGATGATTTCGCTCATGCGTGCTCGCATCTCCGTGTCTCGGGTCCACTTCTCCTGCAGACTGGCCAGCGTCTCGCGCTCCGATTCGGCGTAGACGATCCAGATCTCGACGGGGTGCTGCTGCAGGAACCGCTGGATGCGGTAGATGGACTGAATGAAGTCGTTGAACTTGTGGCCGATGCCGGCGAACACGGCACGGTGGCAGAAGCGTTGGAAATTGCAGCCGCTACCAGCGATCACCGGCTTGGCGGACAGTTTCTTGATGCGCCCTTGGCTGAAGTCGATCACCGCCCGCTCGCGCAGATCCAGGTCCATGTCGCCGTAGATACTCACCGCGTCCGGGATAGCCGCCTGCAGAGCGTGCCGCTCTGCCTCGAGGTCGTGCCAGATCAGCCAATGCTCGTCAGGGTGCTGGTCTACGATGTTTCGCACAGCAGCGACACGGCCGCTGATGGTGTCGCGCTTCTCCCGCGCGGCATCGACAACCCCGAGGGCGGCATCGCGAAACAGCTTGTGCTGCCCGTCGCGTTCCGCGCCGGCGGTCGAATGATCAACAGGCACTTCGACGTAATGCACCTTCAGCGGCGGCAGGTCGTAACCTTCGTCGCTGTAGCCAAGGTCTGAGGGCTTCTGCAGGAACAACGCCCAGCTCGCGACCCATAGCCAAAATTCGCGTTCCTTGTGCGGATAGAGCTGCAGGTTGCCGGCCTTGCTGCTATCGCGCTTGAACCAGCGCGTGAGGGCCTGGCCGGTATCCATGATGCCCAGGTAACCGGCGTAATGGATCAGTTCCTTGTAGCGGTTCGGACTCGGCGTCGCAGTGGCGACAAAGCGGTAACGGACGGACTCGAATCGCGGCAGGAACTCCTGATAGGTCTTCGAACCGAAGCTGCGCAGCACCGATGCCTCATCCAGGCTCGTTGCGGTGAAGGCGGCGGGGTCGATCTTGCCGTCGCGGACAGATTCGTAGTTCGTCAGGTGGATGCCGTCGAACGTCGGATCGATGTCCGCCGTGGTGCGAACGAACCGCACGTCCGGGGCGCGCCGTGGATCCTGCTCGATCCATTCGGCCAACTGGCGCCGCTGCTCTTCGGTGACCCGCTCGTGGTCGCCGGTGCGCAGCAGCCTGGCGTCGGCGGCGAACTCTTGCCGCACTCCTAGCGGGAGCACGAGGCCCACGGCGCCGCCTGCGTGCGCGCGCGCCAGCCGCAGAATCTCGATCTGCTGGACAGACTTGCCCAGGCCGAACGCCTCGAAGAGGGCACGGCGACCGCCAGCGCATGCCCATCGCACCGCGTCAGGCTGGTGGCGCGTCAGAATGGGATTGACGTCCTCGGCAGCGACACCGAAACCCATGGACGGTGCCACGCGGACCTTGCGCTCCAGGAACTTGCGATATGGATCGTTCATCGTCCCGCGGCTCCGTACTCTGGCCAAGCCCACAGCAGTTGAGATTGCGGCGCCGCGGGGGGCAATGCACCATGGCAGCAACAAGCACGGAGCACTTCCCAATGTCCAAGCAGGTAAAGCAGGGCGTAGTTGATGTACGTAAGCTGCTCTGCGCCGATCCGGTCTTGATGCTGGCCAAGCTGGCTACCGAGACAGTCGACATTATTCAGAGGAGAACCGACGAGGTGCCGCTGCGAATTTTTCAATCCATGAATGCCGCATCGACTGCGTGGCATCTTCATCAATGGATTTGGGAGCTCGCGAGCGACGAAGACAGGAGAACGCTTGCTAGAGCCTTCGGCGCATCGAAGGAGAATGCCGTCAGTTTCGGCGAGGCATGCAGAAAGCACTCGATCGCGATCACAATCTGTAGACAGATTGCAACGGCAACGAAGCACGTTCGGCTCGAGCACGACAGAGATGACATATACGCTGAGGCGATTACCTCTGACGATGCCAGCGAGCCAATGAAAGTGCTTTATTACTGCGACGGCGTTGCATATGAAGACTGGGAAGTATTTCAGACCGCTCTTGATTTTTGGGCCGATGTGTATGTGCAACTCGGATTCGAGAGTGCGCATGACGTGGTCGCCGCTATGAACGCGCCGGCCCTGAGCGAATAGCCGCACTTCAGCCACCGCGCGCCTCCCGCTGCGCTTCGTCGCGCAGTTGCTGCAGCGCCGGCATGTGGGTGAGCCGGATCAGCTCATCGCTGGCGGCCGCTTCGCGCGCGCGGCTCAGTGCCCAGTCCAGCGCGGCCAGCTTGTCGTTCGGGTGCAGAGTGGTCATGACAGAGTCGGCTCCTGAGAGGAGGGGGAAATGGAAACCTTGAAGTGGGTATTCGTGCGCTGCTGGCCGCTGGGACCTTCCTGCGAAGTCAACTGGGATGCCTGGGCCGCGATCGGCACCTTGGCGGCAGTAGTGGTCGCGCTCTTTTTCGGGCTTCTGGGTCAAATTGGTGCTGCGCGACACGCAAGAGCCAGAAGAGAAGTTGCAATCCATATCGCGCGGGCTCAAGCCAAAGCGTTGTTCGACGAAATCGAGACCCTTGGCAGCAACCCGGGAGTGGCTGGAAACCTCTGGGAGCCGCGTGTTGTTGCGTTCGTCCTGCATGGCGCAACTACAGTTGCGAATACCTGTGCCGAGCTCGAGAAAATCATTCTCGACCTTGATGAGGGCAGAATTGAGCTTCTGGCTCCATTCGTTTCTGAGTGCAGGACCATGGCAAATGAAATCCATGGTCTCCGCAGGCATGCCGCAACTGAACAGACGCAACTGGCGGATTACGCAACGCGGCACACCCACCGGAGAGCTATGAGGGCCTTGGATAGAGAGCTGGCGGTAATGACCGTCCTTAACGGGGCGGCCACGCAGAACCGAACGCGGCTGCAACGTTCTCCAAGGCCGGGGGAGTAATGCGTTCGTCACGCGGCAACTCCCATAGCGGCCAGGTCGATCTCGTCCACGCGATCGCGCAGCTGCCGGCGCGCGCGGCGCAGCTGCTTCGCCACGTAGGCCTGCTCGTCCTTGGCGGTGAAGGTCAGCGCATGCATGTGCAGCGCGCTGGTGTGATCGCGGCGAAACATGCGCCAGGTGATGAAGGCGCCGTCGCTGGTCGGGAAGCGGCCCCAGGAAAAGCCGCCGTTACGCTTTGGCGCGCGGCGGGCGAGGTGGCGGGTCATACGGTTGCTCCTTCGCAGATTTCGATGACGCGGCGCAGGTCGTCGTCCGACATCCATCCGATGTGGCATTCGCGCGCGTCTAGGCCGGTGCGTTCGCGGAGCCAGGCATATGCGGCGCCGCGCTTCATGCGGCCGCTCTTCCACATCGGGTCGAACGTCTCGTGCGCGCGCATCTTCAGCTGGCGCGTGGACGCGTTCGCGAGCCGACCAACGCGCTTCTCGGTGCCAGGGTGGCAGCCGGCCCACGCGCGGCATGGCATGCACGCCCAGATGGGCTTTGCGGCTAGGTCAGGGCGGTGCGGGTACACCTCTCGCCCGGTGACGAGCCGGTCGGTCTCGCCGCAGTAGGGGCATGCCCGGGGGCTGGAGCGGTTCATGCGGCGCACCTCAGCGGCTGGGAGCGCTGCACCGGGCCATGCCACAGCGCAGCGACGTTGTTGAGCCGGATCTGCTCGGGATCACGGCGGATCGGTGCGAGCTTGGTCTGCGCCCGCTTGATGTCGTTCCGGCAGAGCAGGCAGACGTTGACCACGCGCCCGTTCTGCACCGGAAACTCGGAATCGCTGAGCGACCTTTCACAGCTGGAGCAGACGCGCGGCATCAGGCGGCCCGCTGATAGCTGCTGGTGGCGGCGCGCGCGAACACCTGCTGCATCGCGGAGAACATGGCCGGCAGTTCTGCCGCGTCGTACAGCTTCGAGGCTCGTTCGACGGTCAACGGTAGGAAGCCGAGCTGCGCCAAGCCATCGGCGGTGATCGTCAGCGGTGCGATCTTCGCGTTGATGTCGCCAAGCTTGATGCGCACGACCTGGGCCGGTGCCGGCGCGGCCAATGACTTGACCGCTTGAGCGAGGGCAGGGGACAGGGCAGCGGGAGCCGCCACCACCGGTGTCGACGCGACCACCGGGGCGGGCGCAGCTTCAGCGGCGGGCGCCGGCGCAGCAGCAACACGCGCTGCCTCGGCCTGTGCATCGGCGCGACGCTGCGCTTCCTCGCGCTCCTGCTGCTGGCGCGCCAGCTTGTCCGCTTCCTCCTGGCGGATCCTTTCGCGCTGCGCTTCCAGCCGCTGCTCGTCCACACGCTTCTGCTCCGTGATCCGCGCCGTGATCAGGTTGCGCAGATCTTCCGGCGACTTCGTGGCGCACAGCTGCACGCGGTCATGGAACAGGCCGGCGAAGGTGCCCATCTCCATTTCCAGCACGCGCACGTTGGCGCGCACGCGCTCGGCCTGCTGGCTGGCGGCGACCTTGGCGTTGGCAGCGGCGGTGCCGACTGCATCCTGCATGCTGCTGATCGACTTCTTGCCCTTGATCACCGCGCCGATGTCAGCCTGCAGCGAAGCCGGTACCGCCAGTGCATGCGCACCGAGGCCTGCATTGATGGACGCGTAGTGGTCGCGCACTGACTGCACGCCGTTGGCGACAATCTGGGTGCGGCGGTTTTCCTTCTCGACCTTGACCAGCTTGTCCAGCTCCAGGCGCACGCGGCGGGCTTCGGCGGCAACGTCATCCATCGTGCGGAACACCGCGTCGATGTCGGCGGTCTGGCCGAGGATCTGCTGCTTCGTTGCCTCCAGCCGCTCTTCGACGCCTTTGCACCACTTCACCGTCTGCTCTGCATTGGCAAAATCGTCGTCGGTTTGCAGCTCACGATTGATGCCACTCAGCACGGCCATTGCCGATGCTTTGAACTCGGCGAGGTTGGACGCGGTCACCATGCCGGTCACGGCGATGTGCAGCGACGGCAGCGTTTCGGGCGCGCGTCCGCTGACTGCCGGCTCTGCTTTTTCGACATGTTCGTAGGCGGCGACATCGGCCTCGAACTGCTCCCAGCCAGCGATCAGGCCGGCGCGCAGATCCGGATTGCTGGCATACCAGCAGTGGCGTTCCTCGATCAGCTCATCGCCGTTCCACTTCGATGCCATGAACAGCACGCGCTCCGCGCCGGAGACCAGAAGCTGCTGCTCCATCTGCACCTGGTAATGCTTGGGCAGGCTCCAGCCATTGCCCTCGTCACGCATGCAGGCACGCAAGTCGTTGTTGAGGCTCTTGTGCTCGAACGCAGTTTCCTCAAGCAGCGTCAGGCCGTCGAAGCTGGCCGAGTACTTGCCGTCCGTGCCTACGCACGGATAGAGATCTTCGCCGACGATCTGCTCGGCGATCGGGCGTGCCAGTGCTTCGTAGCGGTGGCCATCGGCGAAGCGCTGAAGCGTGGCATCGTCGTGTTCCTCGCCGATGCCGGTGGCAACTTCGCGTACCAGCTGCGCGCGCGTCTTGTATGGGCTGCAGCCGAGCATCGCCGGTGCATCGCTGGCATTGAGGTGGGTGGCGCGGTGGGCATGCCATTCCGGCGTGCCCTGGATCAGGTTGATGGTCTTCATGCTCAGCGCTCCACTGCGGTCTGGGTGATGCCGCCGGCAGCAGCAGCGACGTCGCTCTGTGCCTCACCCTCGTCGGTAGGCGGGTTGCGGATCTCTTCCAGCTGCTCTGCGGTGAAACGTGCGCGCGTCTGCAGCATCGCGATCAGGTCGTCCGCGGTCTTCTTGCCGCTGGCGACGATGTCCCACCACTTCGGCAGGTTCGCGGCGAAGTCCGCTTCCGAGTACAGCGGCAGCTGCTTGTCAGCTTGGCCATCGATCGCCGCGCGAGCCGGCTCGGTACCTGCAGCGCCTGCGGGCTGGATGTCCATGATTTCCTCGGCGATCGCCATGCCGCGCAGCACGTCGGTGAACACGTCACGGAGCGCGAATGCGCGGGCGCGCATCTGGCGCATGCGCTTCGGGTACTGCGTCCAGGGACCGGCCTTGCCGAGCAAGCCGGCAGTCTTCGCGTCGTCCATGCTGAAGTTGCGCACTTCCTCTGCCTCGCCGCGGCGCTTCACTCGGCAGGTGGCAGTGTCCCCGTTGTCGGACTCGGTGACGTACTCGCACAACGGCGACGCACGCACGATCGCAAGGACCGAGTCACCCCACAATGCGGGGCGCCCGTTGATGATGGCGATGTTCTGCAAAGCCTGGAGCGGCTTCAAACCGAGCTCCGCACCCCACTGCATCGCGATCAGGCAATTCGCCGGCTTGCCTTTGAAGTCCTTCGGCACGAGGTCACTTTCTGCGAGGTAATCGGCAAAGGTGAGCGCCTGCTCGAACGTCTGCGGGCTCAGGTCAAATTGCTGGCGCGGCGAGGCGATCTGCGTGCCCTGCTGCTGTGGAATCGTGACGACTGCGTTCATGGGCGGTCCTTGGGTGGAAGAGGTGCCGGCATGGGCGCCGCCGGCTGGCGATGAATGAGGTGCCCCGTCAAGCCGAGGCCACGCTGGGCTCGCTCGCGCCCTACACGTCGGGGTGTGGTGGAGGGGCCGGCGCTGATCTCCGGCTTTCGTGACCGCCTGCGTGGCCGTCGCCCGCAGTTTTGGTAGCTCGTCACGTCGAGTCCCACGGCGCGCATCAGCCTGCGCATTCCCTCCATAGCGGAGCGGCCTGGTCGTCGATACGACAGACAAGAACGCTCGTTGATCGCAAGCCGCTCCGCTATGGATAGGTGCCGGGTACGTCTCCGGCGCGGGACTCTCACCGCCGTGTTGTCCAGGGAAAGCAAGGCCTATCGCGCTTTGCCAACCGTGTTCCCTTGCTGTGCTTTTACGTCCAACGAAACAACCCAAGGGCTTCCAGACGGCCGGTCTTTCCCGACTGCATAGGCTTTCGCCTCCCGCCTCTTCTTGCGCACGTATCGGCGGTGCGGGCGGTTCCCTTCCTGCCTTTAACGTCTGACCTTCGAGAGTCAATGCGCGGTGCGATCGCGTCCGTGGACACCTGCCACGGATCAGGGTTTGGGATCAGGCCGCGTCGGCGAGCGGGCGGTCTTCGACCTTGCGGTAGGGCCAGCGGAACGGATCGGCCTTGATCACCTTGTTGAAGTGGCCACCCTTCGACTCAGCCGCCTGCAGCGCGGCGTAGTCCTCAGCGGTCACGTTGTCGTAGTGGTAGAGCGAGGTGACTTCGCCCTTCCAGTTTTTGAAGCGCACGGCGAGGGTCTGGGTATTGGCGTCGTGACCGATCGCCGCGATCTGGCGGCTCTCGACATCGATCAGCGGAATGCGAGCGGGCGCGTTCACGCCGCCGCCTTCTGGCCAGCTTGGGCCAGGCGCGCAAGTTCAGCGGCCGCTTCTGCGGTTTCCTGTGCATCGAGCGTGTCGCCGCCTTCGGTCAGATCCTCGGCAACGGCCCCGGCACGCTTCGGTGCGATCAGCGTCAGCAGCACGTCTTCGCGGATCAGCGCTTCCGACAGCTCGGCCAGTTCCTGCGGCTCCACTTCTGCCGATGCGGTGAACGACATCGCGAGGCTGCCGCCTTCCTTCGGCTCGATCACGAAGCGCTTGAGCTTTACGTCGACCAGCACAATCGGCTCTCCGGTCTCGAGCAGACCGGTCAGGTGCATTTCGAAGCCGGTGAACTCATGGCTCAGCTTCAACGGCTCCAGCGCCGGATGCTTCACCGCGGTCAGGCCGTCGCCGCCGATCTGCGGCAGATCCTGCTGCTCGCCTTTCGCCGGCTTGCGGAACAGGTCATGGCGTAAGGTGGGGTCGAACGAATCGAGCGCTTCATTGCTAACGCTCAACACGAACTTGATGTCGGCGGCCAGCTGTCGCTCTTCGCCATGGCGCTGGATGCGCTGGTTGACGTTGGCGATGGACGCCTCGTGCTTATCGAGTTGGAACATTGGAACCTCGTCGGGTGGTGCCGGCGCGCCGGCGGGGATCAACGGACGCCGCGGCGCGGCTGTTCGGGAAAGGAAATGGAAGAATCGACAGCCGGCGGCGGCTCAGCGCGGTGCGCACGTGCTCGGGCATTGCTCCAGCTCTGGCGCAGGTGCAGCGACAGCACGAAGCCGACAACCAGCGACGCCGAGCAGATGCCGTGCGCGCTCCGGACGTAGGCAAACAGCGCCAGCGCAGCCAGGATCAGCACCGAAGCGCACAGCCAGGCGAAGCCGGCGTAGCAGCGGCCAATCACAGGAACAACGCCTGGGCCAGCAGCGTCAGAACTGCGCCGACGGCCATGCAGATCAGAGCGAACGGCACGTCCTCGCGCAGCATGTGGCGCTGAAATTCCTTCTCGTCCATCTTGTCCATCACGCAGCCTCCGGGCCGTCGAAGTAAGTCGTTGCCGACTCGTCCGGATCGCGCACGTGCTGCGATGCCTGCACGCGCAGAGGGCGCACGCTGTCGGGCTGGAAGGTGCGCACCAGCTGCGCCACGGTGATCGCGCCATAGCCGCGATCAAGCGCGATGTCGCGCACCAGGTCGGCGCCGCGCGCGACGGTGGGGAAGGGGATGACGGCGCTCATGCCGCCACCCGCCAGGGCATCTCGACGACCGGCGCCGGCTTGGCTTCGTACACCGTCAGCATGTGCTGCACGGTCTCCAGCTTCGTGGTGCCCACGTCGTCCATGCGACGCTCAATCTCGCTGACGATGTAGTCACTGATCGCGGTGCGCAGGATCTCGGCTGCGCCGGCGTCGTTGCCGTCTGCAACGTGGCCGGCGATCAGCGCCAGCTGCTCGCTGCTCAACTCGCCGAGTGCTTCGCTCAGGACGTCGCCGGAGCGGTGCAGGGCATCAGCCAGGACGTCGGCGCGCTCGTCCGACAGCTCATGCCGGCTGCAGGTCGCGCAGCCGCATTGCGGGTGGTACGGGTGGCAGCGGGTACTGGACATCTGCGTTCTCCGTCGCACATCCCCGGCGGGATCCGGGTGTTTCGTTGCGATGGGTGCAGTAAAGCAGTGCTTTAGCGTTTAGTCAAGCACTGCTTTAGTTCGAATGTGCACTTTTCCCTCATCCAACCCATTCAACGGCGCGGAAGGCTGAACTGATCACGCAAAAAACCCCGCGATGCGGGGTTCTGGAGGATCTGAGTTCGCGAGGAGCTGAGAGTTCTAATCCAGGACCTGGGGCTCGCTACCTTGGAAGCCAACGGCCTTAACAATTTCGCCCGTTCGCTTGTTCTGCAGTGCGACCGCGACCAACTCCGATGCCACAATTTTCTGTCTATCCTCCGAGTCGGAAGGATCTTGCAGCGTCGGTGTGCTCCGCTGTGTGTTCGTTGCGAAGTACGGCGTCACCAGCTTCACTTGGTAGATAAGCGAAACGTTATCTTTCAGCGACCTGGCGATTTCTGCGGGCAGGTCTATTGTGATACTCAGCCCATAGCTTGCATTGTCGACTAATGGGCCGATCCTTAAAGCATCGATGTGCTCTCTCGCAAATCCGAGATTTATTGAGTCCGTTTTTGTTTTTCGAACGGTGGCAGATGCGCCAAACGCATTCCCCGCGCTATAACTGCCGTCTTCCGTTCGGTTGCTATCGATTGATCTTAAGTACATTGGCAAGTACTTTTTGTTAGCCATGATGCCTACTGGAGGTAAGAAAAAAACCTCCACTGTCATCTTTCCAGTGTCGGCGTCATACCTGGTCGGTACGTACCAATCTTCTCGATAACACACTAGTCCATTCTTAATGCCGCTACCATCGATTAAAGCAGTGGCGCGATCCGAATAAGTGGCTGAGCTTTCGAACTCGTCCTGTACACCGAGACGTTCGCTTAGAATTTTTGCCAGGTAACCGGCATTTCCAGCAGTGATCGAAGTACCGATTACTCCTGTGCGTAAGTCGCAGGGGCTATGGCTGGAGTTATTCGCGGCGGTGGTGGAGAAGGGAATCGCTAACGCGAGAAGGATTCCAATTGGATTGCGCATGTGCTTGCCGTCCTTGACTAGTTAAGTCGATCAATCCTATTTCTGAGATAAACTTTGCCGCCTATCAGTGTCCCCTTTGGCATCGGGAAGGCGGGGTAAAGAGCAGTGTTTGCGCTGACGATATAGATCGCATCCCCCCGATCTTGGAGGCCTTTGATCTGTTGGCCGTTACCAGTATTTATGAGGTAGATGCCATCCCCATCAAAATGGGAAAGACCCGTGTCCACCATCAAACTTTCACCGGGTTGTATGATCGGAATCATTGAGTCCCCACGGCCAGTGACTAGAACCAATCTTCCCGGTGGCGGAACAAAGCCAACGATTGACCGTATATATGCGGGCGTAAAGTCCATTGCCCGAATTATCTCAGGATAGTCGTCGTTCACCCTCTCTGATCCCATGCCAACCTCCGCGTCCAATTGCTGGACGTGAACATAGCTAGAGCTCGTCGCAGGAGCAGAGACGGCAGAGTCTGCCGCGCCCATGCCGAAGTGTGAGAGCGGTTTGCCTGTCAGCTGTGAGAGCCTCGGGAGCTTCCGCTTATCGACTTTGCCAGTGCGAAGCCATCCAGAGACTGCCTGCTCAGTGACGCCAAAGGCATCGGCAATCCCCTTCTGGGTCAGATTGGAGTCTTCTATGGCCGTTCGAATCGCGGCCGCCATTGATGGGTTGTCAAGCATCGCTTGATTGTCCACATGCCTGTGAGCGAATGTAAGAAAGCGTTGCTTGACTAAACACTAAAGTAATGCTTTAGTTGAGCCATGAACGCAATCGCCATCGCCATCGAGAACTACGGCGCCGGGCAGGCCGGCATCGCTCGTCTGCTTGGAGTCACGCCACAGGCTGTTAACCAGTGGGTCACGAGCAGTCGGTCTGTTCCGCCCAGACACGTGCTGGCAATCGAGACAGCCACCGGCGTGTCGCGCCACGACCTGCGCCCCGACGTTTTCGGCCCAGCGCCAGCAAACCCCGCAGGGGAGGTGGCCGATGCAGCGTAGGCACGCGGTAATCAGCTCATCCGAGCGGGTAATAGATGGTCCCCGGTCTCGTCGATGCGTTATCACGAGAACTGCCTCCGCCGACCAGCAGCTCTTTTCCGCAATAGTTGCATACCCGGTAGATCCCGCCGCCGTAACGAGGCGCGGGCTGGAGGACGCTGCGAAGCCCATCTCGATCCCAGCAGATCTGACAGAGATGGTGCTGCGTCTGCGGGATTTCTGGATCGCTCTCCCCGCCAGTCTGGACGTCGACGGCGTATGCAAGCGCGCCGTTTCCGATATCGACAAGCGGGTAGCTGTCCTTTTTCGCGATGGCTTCTTTGAGTTCTCGCAGCTGCTTTGCGGTCTCGAAATTCTCCTGCTGGAGCTGCAAGAGCATGACGTTGTGGCTGAGCAAACCCTGCTGGGCTGCGAGCAGCTGCTCGTTGATCTTCGAAACGATCGCCGCAGCCTGATTGGCGTCTCGAAGACCCACCGCGGCGCTGAGGAGCTCCTGAGCGGCTTTGATGGAGCTGACCACGGTGGTGATTGAAGCGAAGTCCATGTCGCCCTCCTTGTAGGGCTGTGCGCGTCGTAGCCGCAGCGTACCGCAAGGGGGGCGACGCCTCTCCTGCCCATTGTTCAAGCCTTCCGTAGCAGCCGAACGTCCATCCGTTCGTTCACCCACCGCAGCGCGAACACGCTGCCCTTCCACCGAATGATCGTTGTGACATTCGGCGCCCGTTTCCTTGCTGCCCTGAGCCGTTTCTGTAGTGCGTCCATGGCGCACATCCTGGCCAGGGCAGATGTCCTAAACCACGTTCAGGTATCCCGCCCGTGAACATCGCTGACGCAGCACATAAAACCGTTCTGGACTATCCCGGTGGCAGCGTGGCCCTGGCCACCCGCCTCATCTCTACCAACGACCGCGGCGAAGAGAAGCCGATGTCGGCCGCCGTGCTCCGCAGCAAGGTCAACCCGAACACGCGCACGCATCACCTGACCCTGGCCGAGGCCAGCGAGATCATGGGGCTGACGGGCGACTATCGAATCCTGCACGCGCTGGCCGCCGAGCACGACTTCATCGTCCAGCGCGCCGACACGCCCATCGCAGGCGACGTCATCGCAGCGATGCTCAAGGCGTCGTCGCTCAAGGGCATGCTGTCCGCGCTGATCTGCAAAGCCATGGAAGACGGGCGCATTACCCCGAACGAGGCGAAGGGCATCGCGGAGCTGTGTGGCGACTTGCAGGCCATGGTGGCCGAGGTGGCGCAGCAGGCCTGGTCGGCGGCGAACCTGAGGGCCGCGGCATGATCCTGCAGCTGCTCGAAGACTGGCGCCGGGAGCGCCGCATCCGTCGCTTGGCGGAGCTGCTGAGGCGGGCGCAGGGCGACGGCAAAAAAGGCCTCGCACGCGCCTATTGGCTCGACATGAAGCGCGAATGCGAGGGACGCAGCGATCGGCAGGTGAAGCGCATGGAGCGTGCGGGCGGTATTTCCTGATGGCCAGGATCCGTTCGATCAAGCCGGACTTCTTCACGAGCGAACAAGTAGCCGAATGCTCGCCGAGCGCTCGTCTACTGTTCGTAGGTATGTGGTGCTTCTGCGACGACAACGGAGTACACCCGGCTTCGCCTGCTCGCCTGAAGATGGAGGTGTTCCCCGGCGACGACTTCACCAAGGCCGACATCGCCATGATGGTTCAGGAACTGGTGAAGCACGGGCTGGTGGACGAATACGAGGTCAACGGTGACCGGTTCTGGCTTGTAACAGGCTGGAAACACCAGAAAATCGACAAGCCATCGTATAAGTATCCGCTACCGCTCTCCGAACTTTCGACGACAGGTAGTCGAACGATAGCCGAGGCCTCACCCCCGGAAGGGAAGGGAGAGGAATGGAGAGGAGAGGAGAAAGAACAATCCTCGCTTCGCTCGGATTCGTCCGCGTCGTTGACGCTGACCCCGCCGGGTCTGCCTCCTGCTGACCTGAGCAAACGCAAAGCCGATCGCATCCAGCAAATCGCCGAGGAGGCGCAGGCCGCCTACAACCGCGTCCTCGCCAAGCCCAACGGCGAACTCACGGCATGCACGGTGCTGAACAAGCCGAGGCTCAAGGCCGTCGAGAAAGCGCTGCCGACCGTGCGCGCCATCTGCCGGCAGCTCTACGGCAACGAGCGCGTCACGGTCGAATTCTGGACGGCGCTGTTCGAGACCGCTGCCGATGACGAATTCCACTCCGGCCGCAAACCTGGCGGTGCCGGCCACGAAAACTGGAAGCCCGACTTCGAGTACCTGCTGCGCGAGAACGTCATCGCGAAGCTGTTCGATCGGGCGATGACGGAGCACGCAGCATGAGCACGGTCCACGACTACGACCACCATGCAGACGAGTCGCAATTTCTCGACCAGCTGGCCGCCGAGCGCGCCGCGAGCGCGTCTATGTGGCACGGCAGGCCATCGGAGGCGCTGCGCATGCCGCCGCACAGCGTAGAGGCCGAGCAGGCGGTGCTGGGCGGCCTGATGCTGCTCAACCGCGCCTGGGACGACATCGCCGGCCTGCTGGTGGAAGGCGACTTTTACCGTCGCGACCACATGCTGATTTTCCGCTCTATCCGCGAGATGGCCACGGCCACACCGCGCCGCCCGTTCGACGTTGTCACCATGGGCGACTGGTTCGAAGCGCAGGGTCTGCTCGAGCAGGTCGCGGATGGCGCGTACCTGATCGAACTGTCGACCACGACGCCGTCGGCAGCCAACATCCGCGCCTATGCGGAGATCGTGGCGGACAAGGCGCGGCTGCGCCGGCTGATCGAGGTCGGTACCGAGATCACCAACGCGGGCTACAACCCGGAGGGGCAGAGCAGCGTCGAGCTGATCGGCAATGCGCAGACGCGGGTTGGAGCGCTGTTGACCGCACAGCCTTCGGAGTCATCTCCGATCTCGTACGCCATGGAGGCAGCGTTCGCCGAACTCGCTGATCGACACGGCACGGGCGAGGGAATAGACGGCCTGGAATCAGGCTTCCCCGACTTCGACGACATCCTCGGCGGCTTCGTTCCGGGTGTGCACTTCCTGGGCGGACGGCCCAAGCACGGCAAGTCAACGCTCGCTCAGAACATCGCGGAATACGTCGCGCTGGTGAAGCAGAAGCCTGTGCATATCGTCATCCTTGAGATGACAGAAAAGCAGTACGCGAAGCGAATGATCGCTTCGGTTGGACACGTGAATTCTCAGCGCATGCGTCGTGGCACGCTGGATGAGGCGGATTGGACCGCCGTGTCCAAGACCGTCGCGAGGATGCGCGGCGCGCCGATCTTCATCACCAAGCCTGGGTCCTGCCGCATTGAGCACATCTGCGCTCAGATCCGCCGGCAGCACGCGATGACGCCGCTCGGGCTGGTGGTGCTGGACTACCTGCAGCTCGTCGACATCGTTGTTGGGAAAGGTGAGAACTATTCGGTTGCGGTAGGACGCGTAACGCGCGCACTGGTGAACCTTTCGCAGGAACTGGGCATTCCGGTTATCTGTCTGTCGCAACTTAGTCGCGAGACCGAAAAGGAAGGCCGGCCAAAGCCATCGCACCTTCGCGACTCAGGGTCCATCGAAGCGGATGCCGAGTCGGTGATCTTCGTCTATCGCGAGGAAGTGAACGATCCGAACTCACGGTTCGCCGGAACCGTTGAGGTGATCGTGGCATTGAATCGAAACGGAGCAGGTGGCTCGTGCAGGCTTTTGTTCAACGGCGCGCAGTACCGCTGCGAAAACCTGCCTGAGTACTGGCAGCCGGCGCCGATCGAAGGTGACGACGGCAAGCCCGTCCCGCGCTCGCGCGGCTTCCGCAACCTCAAGCCGCGCGCGCCGCGGCAGGACGTCGACGCATGACCATGACCGCTGCAGCAAAGAAGATCCGCGCCAAGCGCGCATCGCGTCCCATCTACGCGCTGATTGAGCGCGTGGTGGTGCTGGACACCGGCGAAGAGCGGCTCGCTCTGCTGGCAGAACATCCAGTCGACCGCGAGCTGATGAAGCAGCGCGGTTATCGGCGCGGGCAAGAGGTGCGGCTAGAAATCAAGGCGCCGCGCGATGCGTGGCGCCACCGGCTGCTGCACAAGATCGGCCAGCTGATGACCGATAACGTCGAGGGATGGCAGGAGCTGGGCACGCACGAGGCGGTGAAGCGCCTGCAGCGCGAGGCCGGCGTGTGCTGCGACGAGATCGACATGGATGCTACGGCAGTGGTGTCTGCCGTGCTGGCAGCGTCAGATGCAGCGTTCGGCCCCGGCGCCAGCAAGCTGCTGCGTGAGGTGCTGCCGAAGATCGACACGATCCCCGTCACGGTGGCACGCTCGCTGGCCTTCGATTCGATGGATGAGGACGAGTTTCGCCGGCTGTTCGAAGGCATCACTCGCCACATCGGCAGCGCCTACGCGCACGTGCTGATCGACGACGTGCTGGCCGAGTTCTGGATGATGGCCGACGGGCAGGGCACGCAGCAGTCGCCTGAGCGTAGGGCTGCATGATGTCCTCGCTAAACGTCGTCGAACAAATCGCCAAGTTGCCGAGATGCTTTGTGAAGCAGCTGAACGGCGTCGTCCAGCGAGCGCTTCGCCTCACTCACCGCAAGATTATTTCTGGTTCCTTCTCTCTTGAGCCCGCATTTCATGAGTTTGCCGCGGAGAAAGGAAATCTCCAAAAGGGCCAACTGCAAAGTTGTCCCTGCAGGACCAAGCTCGTGCAGCTGTTTGGCGGATTGCTTGAGCGCGGGCGGAATTGCCACTCTGCGCAGGGCAGCATCGTAGCCGTACGCGTCACCCAGCGTCCTGTAGCCGTCCGCCTGCAGGGTCTGCATCGACCCTGCCAAGTCAGTTATCTCGTCCAGAAGATCCACAGCCAACGATCGCGCCTTTGCCTTGGCTTCTGCTGCTTTCTCCATTTTTGCCTGCTGCTGCAGACGGACAGGCACGATGATGGCAACGAAGATCGCGAGCACGCTGCCGACTGCTTGTACCCATGCAGGAATGTCAGATTTATCAACCGGCGCCGTGGCCGCCTCACTCGCAAGCTTCACCATCGGAGGGTCGATCAGTGCCCAGGAGAAAAGGCCGCCGAATGCAAATGCTATGGCACTGATGACCAGTGCGTCGCGGTCGAATGTCTTTTGCTGCAGAGCCTTGGCCATGGTGTTTTCTCAGGCGCCCTCAAGGCGGTCGCGCAGAGCTTCACGCTGGCTGCGGAGCCGGGTGCATTCGTCTGCCTTGTAGACCTTGGTGGCTGGAGAGATGCCATAAGTGTCACAGGCATTCACGATGGCCTGGTTGTCCCTGAATCTGCCGACCAACAACACCAAGGCAATCCCGAGGAATACCAGCACCGAATAGAGAACGAAGCCAAGAATGCGTGCGGATTTCTTCTTGAGAATCCTCGTCAATCCTTCATCGAATCTCCAGACTGCCAGGAGCATCCATACGATGCTGGCGACGAGACCCACGGCGAAAACGTAGCGCTCCCAATGGACGGGGCCGGTCACGGTTTCGGTGTGATAAGCGGCTATCGATGCACCGGCAATCGCGACAGCCAAGGCCCAGTTGCGTCCCAGTTCGAGAAGGCCTTCAAGCCAATAATTTCGCGGCCTTTCTGTCTCGCAAGCTGCGTTTTGATCCATCTGACGTTTCTTCCTTGCGCGGCGAGAGATGGGCATATCGGCAGCCAAGCGCCTAGGTTTAGCTCATGAGGCGCGCTTTGCGCGCGCCGTCACAGGTTGACGGGGCATACCAAAACGCCGCGCGATCGCTCGGGTGTGTGGTTTGCCGCTGGCGTATTTCCGCCGGCCTGCAGCGCTCTGTCCAATGCGGCCACACCCAGATCCATCACCGCAACCTCGGCGACCTCCACGGCCAAAAGCAGATCGGCCAGCACGCGGTCGTCGCGCTGGGCGCCTGGCACCACGACGGCGACCAGATGCCCGGCATGACCCGCGACCGCATGCGCGAGGTCTTCGGACCCAGTTTCAAGCACCACGCCCGCGAGTTCCGCGCCTGGACGTTCGATGTCCTGGGCGGCCGCGGCACTGAAGCCTGGCAGGACTACCAGGACCAACTACTCAACATCACGAGGGCGGCATGAACCAGCATCAATACGAACAAGCAGTGGACACCGGCCGCCGTGCGCGCCAGGCCGGCAAGAAGCGTGATCAATCGCCGATGTATGGCATGGGAAAGGATGCACAGCTGCAGCGCGATGCATGGCGCGAGGGCTGGGATGCCGAGAACGAAAGCCGGAAGCAGGCGGCATGAGTACCACACCGATCCGATTCGAGGGCAGGGTTTTCGAGAGCGTGGCGGAGTTCGCTTCCACGTATCCGGCATATGCGCGCTGCATCGAAGCCATTCGCGACGGCGCGGAAACCATCGCCCAAGTGGAGCGCCGCGTCGCCGCAGGGAAGCAGAAGGCGTTCGCCAGCACGCGCGCTCGCGCACAGAAGGCGTACGCGCTGAAGACGGGTGCCCGATGACCTTGCGCGTGACGTTCGGAATTGACCCCGGCATGACCGGTGCCGTTGCCACACTGATCGACGGCGAGGCTGGCCCGATCCTGGACATGCCGACGATGACGGTCGGCAAGAAGCAGGAAGTCGATGCGCGTGCGATCGCGGTCTTCATCCGGGAGGTCCGCAGCCAGCATCCCGGCGCGGTGTTCGCCGGTTGCGTGGAGCGGGTGCGCGCGATGCCGCCGAAGGATGGCCGGCAGGCCGGTGCGCAATCCTCGATGAACTTCGGCGAGAGCTACGCCAAGGCGAAGGCGGTGCTCGAGGTGATGGGCATCCCCTTCAGCCTGGCCGAGCCGCAAAGCTGGAAGCGCCGTTTCGGGCTGATCGGCGAGGACAAGGACGCATCGCGGCAGCTGGCCATCCGCCGCTTCCCGTCTGCCGCGCCCCAGCTGCAGCGCAAGAAGGACGACGGCCGCGCCGAAGCGCTGCTGCTGGCCCTGTGGCACGAGCAGAAGAGCCAGCCGGGAGCCCTCGCTGCATGACGCTCAATCCGACGAACCTGAGCCGACCCGAGGCCTACTACGAGAAGCTGCTGCGGAAGCGGTACGCAGCGGCAGTGCGCAAGCGCGGGCTATGCGCCTTCTGCAGCTGCCGCGATCGGACGCTGGGAATCGTGCACTGCCAGGGCAACGAGAGCAGGCAGATGGGGATGTGCCAGGACGACGGCAGGCTGCCGCAGTTCCGGTTGGATGATGAAACGTTGGAGGAATTTCGCCATGCGGCGTAATGAAGATCCGCTGCTCGCTGAGCTGCGCCGGTGGGGATATGCCCACGCAAACCGCTACACCCTCAGCCGCGCCGACCGCAGCCGGCACGTGCTGGAGAACGCCAAGGACTACGCGCCCAAGACGGTGGAGCAGGCCTTCTGCGAGCTGGTGGAGCGCGACGGTCGCCAGCGGCGGCGCTTCATGGCCGAGCGGGCAGGACTGACGGCGCTGCGCGAGATACCGGCCTGGGCCGTTGATCCGGTGCGTGCGCGGAACGACGCCGACCGGCCCCACGACAATCCGGAGGTCGCCGTCGATATCGGTATTCCGGACGACCTGCGCTGGATCGACCGGGCTCTAGCGTCAATGAGCAGGCAATTCCCGCTGCGGGTGCTGGTGGTGCGCACCGAGTTCACCGTGGCTGCAAGCCAGGCTGTAAAGGCGCGCATGGTGTGCGAGCAGTACGGCGGCTCGCTATCGGTTTGGCAATATCGGCGCGAGCTGCAACGCAGCCTAGATTGGCTGAGTGGAATCGCGTTGGCCGCTTAGGAAGAGATATTTTTTTCGGGAATCCCGATGGCCCTGCAGACGTTTTCGTAATCCATTACAACGGCCGCTGCTTTGCCACTTATCCGGATCTTGCTGGAGTTGCTGAATTCGATATTGAAGTCAGCGTGTTCCGGCGTCTGGTCGAGTGAGCTGACGAGCACTATGTACTCGGCATTGATCGTGCGGCCATCACTCAGCTTGATTCCATTAGGCATCTGTTGTTCCACTGCACGATTGAGCTGAGCCAATTCTGCCGCTTGACAAGTTGCACACGCAAATGCCCTAATTCTGCAACTGTCAAAAGCTCCCTTCGAAACCCGGCCAAGCGCCGGGTTTTTGCGTTTCTGCGGGTCCGGATCAGCCAAACGGGGGCTGATCGGGGGCAAGCACCGGAACCTGCCGGTGGCCCGCGCCAGTTCGCCCGATCCCCTCGCCAGATCAAGCAATGCGCCTCGCTGGACCGCGGGACGGGCACCTATTCGCGTTTGCTGCGCCGCTATCCGGCTGCGCGGCAGCCTGCCGGCATCGTCGTGAGACGCCCGGGAATCGGCTGTTTAAGGCAGCTGCCGGAGCCGTAACCGGCCAACTATTTGGAGAATCCATGGTGAGCACCGAAACCGTAGCCGCCGCCATGGGCGCCGGCCAGTACGCCAAGCCGCTGGAAGATGCTTGTATTCAATTCGACATCGTGACCGCCCTGCAGAAGTCGCACTTCCTGGCGCAGGTCGCGCATGAGTCGGACGGCTTCCGCACAGCGACCGAATACGCGTCGGGTCGGGCGTATGAGGGGCGCGCCGATCTGGGCAATGTGCAGCCTGGTGATGGCGTGCGCTTCAAAGGTCGGGGCCTGATTCAGCTCACCGGGCGCGAGAACTACGTGACCTTCAGCAGTGCAATGGGGCAAGGCGGCCTGCTGGTGAAGTTCCCCGAGCAGGTCGCCCAACTGCCTTGGGCTGTACTGGCAGCAGGGTGGTTCTGGCAGCGCAAGGGCCTGAATGCCTTGGCTGACCGCGATGACGTTGTGGCTGTGACCAAGCGCATCAATGGCGGACGCAACGGTCTTGAGGATCGGCAGCGGCGGTTGGGGCATGCAAAGAAGCTGTTCGGGATCACCTGATGCCTTCCAAGAAGATTCCAATCCCCGCTATCAATCAGCTGCAGGGCGTCCTCTCCGTGCTGGACAACCGCACCAAGCGGCCCACCGCTGAGCTGCTCGGCACCATTCGCGAAATGGTGGGGGATGCCATCGCGGTGCTGCAGGAGCCGGATCCCCTGCGCAAGCGGATCGGTTTCGTGTTGCTGGCAGTGCAGCAGTCCACCCACGTGAGCGTGCGTGACATCAACGGCAAGCGGATAACGCGCGTCACGGTGACCGACCAGCCGCTCTATCACTGGGCGCTCGAGGAGATCCATAGCCTTGCGGGTGTCAGATGATCCTTCGAAAAGTCATCAAGGGCGTCGGCCTCGAGCCGGTCCAGGATCTGCACAACTGGCATAAATGGTGGTCGGCCAAGTTAGACGCCGCAGCGCTGATGGTTGGCTCCGTGGCGGTGGCATACAGCCAGTTGCCTGATGACTGGCGCGCGGCGCTGCCACCGTGGTCTCTGACCGCGTTGGCTGGCGTCGGCCTGGTGATCAAGTCGGCGTCGCTGATCCTGCGCGGTGCCAAGCAACCGTCGCTGGAGCCGAAGCGGCCGGCTGATGAGTGAACGCTGGGACCGCGGCCTGCCGCCTGTACCCGATCCACCCGGCTGGTTGATCGCCGCCCTGTGCGGTGTGCTACTGGCCGCTCTGGCCTGGATCTGGATCACCTACACCAACACGAGGGTTTGAGATGGACGACAAGAGCATCGAGCAGGAAATTCAGAGCAAGGGCCTGACCGCGCCGCGCGTGACGCCGACAGATATCGAAGCGGAGATCAGCGGCGAGTACTTCTTCACCGCAGCGGAAGGCGTGCAGGCTGCTGCGCACTGCAACCCGGAGGCTGTCGTGGCCGGCGTGCATGGCGAGCTGCGACTGCTGACCTTCTGCGTGTTGCGCCTGCGTAACGGCTTCACTGTCACCGGTGAGTCGGCTTGCGCCAGCCCGGAGAACTTCGACGCCGACACCGGCCGCAAGATCGCGCGCCAGAATGCAGTTGCGAAAATCTGGCCGCTGCTGGGCTTCCGGCTGCGCGACGAGCTGGCTGGTTGAGCGATGAACCGCATAGCGATCGCCCTCATCGCCGCGCTTGCGTGGTCGGGAGCCATGTTCGGTGCCGGCTGGACCTGGCGCGGCGACCGCGCCGAAGGCGCCACCAGCGAGCAGAAGGCGGGCGATGCCCTCGGCGCGCTTGCCGGTGAGCAGGCCGCCCGATCCACTGAGCACAAACAGGCCGAGGTGCTGGCCGCCATTGGAGCCAAGCATGAAGAAGACCGGCAGGCGGCCCAGGCCGTCCCTGATGCTGTTGTGGCTGACCTGCGCAGTGGTGCTCTCAAGCTGCGGGACGGGTGGGCCAGCTGTGAAACCCAGCGCCTCACCGAGGCTTCCGCCGGCGCCGCCGAACGTGATGCGGCCGCCGAGCGCCGAGACGAGTTTGCGGGCGCTGTTGTTCGAGTCGGCCGTGACGCCGACGACCAGCTCCGCGCCTGCCAAGCCGTAGTTGCTGCTGACAGGGGCAGTCCAGATCTCTCTGCCAGCGGCGAAGCAGCGCCCCGACAAGTTGCGGAATGACCTGGGCGGCCACTTGAAGAATTACCGATTCGATAGTTGCCATGTTGCTCCTGAGTGGGTTGTGGCTGCGGGCAGAGAGGCGGTTGCCTGTTTGCTATAGGTGTACCGAAACGCAGCCAGGCCACTTTCGGTGGTCGGCTTTTAAGGATCCACCGGCGGGATTTCCGCATTGCTCTCAGGCAACCTCACCACCTGTGACCCATGGCCAAGAACAAGCCCGGGCGCCGCGGTGCGCTCACACCAAAGCAACAGCGATTCGTCGCTGAGTACCTGAAAGACCAGAACGCGGCTCAGGCAGCTATCCGCACTGGATACAGCGAGAAGACGGCCAAGCAGCAGGGCTCGCGTCTCCTGACCGTTCCGGCCATCGCCGCAGCAGTACACGCCGGCCAGAAGCGCGTGGCCGCCAAGGCAGAAGTGACCGTTGATAGCTTGATGCTAGAGCTCGAGCAGGCGCGCCGCATGGCGCTGAAGGAGAAGCAGCCCAGTGCTGCAGTCACCGCGACCATGGGCAAGGGCAAGCTCGCCGGCCTGCTGGTCGAGAAGCGGCATCACACGGGGGCAATCGGTACCTACGACCTGAGCAAAATCACCGACCATGACCTCGACCGCCTTGAACAGATCCTCGGTCCGCTTGCCGACGCTGGCGGAGATCCGAGCGGAGAAGGCGAGGCGGACGGCTGAGCAGGAGCGGCAGCGGGTCGCCAGGGACGGTGAACGTATCCGGGAGCGCTCCAAGACGCTGGCCGGATTCATCCGCGAGGCATGGGCAGTGTTGGAGCCAGCGCAGCCCTACGTCCACGGCTGGCACATCGATGTGCTGTGCCAGCACCTGGAGGCGATCACCGACGGGCAGATCACACGGCTGCTGATCAACATCCCGCCGGGCACGATGAAGTCGCTGGTGGCCAGCGTGTTCTGGCCAGCCTGGGAATGGGGCCCGCGCGGCTTGCCGTCGACGCGCTACCTGACGACCTCCTACGCCGAGAAGTTCGTCAAACGCGACAGCCGGCGCATGCGCGACCTGGTGCAGTCGGAGTGGTACCGCAGCCTATGGCCGGAGATTGAGTTGAGCCGGGCGGGGGAGATGTCCTTCGCTAACACCAAGATGGGCAACCGCGAGGGCATGGCCTTTGCCAGCCTGACGGGTGGTCGCGGCGATCGGGTGATCATCGACGATCCGCACTCGACGGAAACAGCGGAAAGCCCCGCCGAGCGCGCCACGACGACCCGCATCTTCCGCGAGTCGGTACCGACGCGACTCAACGACCCCGAGCGCAGCGCGATCGTGGTCATCATGCAGCGCCTGCACGAGAAGGATGTCTCGGGGCAGATCCTGGAGCTGGGGCTCGATTACGAGCACCTCATGCTTCCCATGGAGTTCGAGCCGGCGCGGCGCTCCAGCACCAGCATCGGGTTCCGCGATCCACGCACCTACGAGGGTGAGCTGCTCTTCCCAGAGCGCTTCCCACGTTCGGTGGTGGACCGCGACAAGAAGGTCTTGGGCAGCTACGCAGCGGCTGGACAGCTGCAGCAGCGCCCAGCGCCCCGCGAGGGAGGCATCTTCAAGCGAGCCTGGTTTGAGGTGGTGGAGGCCGCGCCGGCGATACCAGCGGTGCGGAAGGTGCGCCGGTGGGACTTCGCCGCGACGGACCCGAAGAAGCAGACCAAGCCCGGCGATCCAGATTGGACCGTCGGCCTTCGTCTGAGCGAGATGGACGGCACCTTCTACATCGAGCACGTGGCGCGCGACCGCGTGTCGCCTGCGGGCGTGGAGAAGATGCTGAAGAACACCGCCCTGCAGGACGGGCGGCTCATCAAGCAGCGGCTGCCGCAGGATCCGGGCGCCGCGGGCAAGTCGAACGCCGCATCGCAGGTGAAGCTGCTGGTGGGCTGGGACGTCCGTGCGTCCCCCGAAACCGGCTCGAAGGTCGAGCGCGCCACTCCAGTGGCCGCGCAGGCAGAGGCGGGCAACATCAAGTTGGTTCGTGGGGAATGGAATGAAGCCTTCCTCGAGGAGATCTCCACCTTCCCGAACGGCGCGCACGACGATCAAGTGGACGCGCTGTCCGGGGCATTTGCTGAGCTGCTGATGGGCAGCACCTACAACCTTGGAAACGCACTCTGATGGGCAAGCTCGCACAACTGAAGGACGGGCTGGTCAATCTCGTGGCCAACCTGGGCACCGCTCGCGACAAGGCTGCCGCCTCGGTCTATGGCCTGCCGCTACTGTCCGATGTTGAAGCTTCCAACGCATACCGCGGCACATGGCTGGCACGAAAGGTGATCGACATCCCGGCGATGGACAGCTGCCGGAAGTGGCGCGGCTGGAGCGCGGACAAGACCCAGATCAGTGCCCTCGAAGAAGAGGAGAAGCGGCTGGGTGTGCAGCAGAAGATGCTCGCGGCCATGATTTGGTCACGCCTCTACGGCGGCGCAGCGCTGTACCTGGGCACCGGCTCAACTGCTCCCAGCACGCCACTGGCCGCGGAGACGATCGGCAAGGGCGGCATCCGTCACATCAACGTGCTGTCCAAGCGCGTGCTGCAAGCGGGGGAGCTGGATCGGGATCCGGAGTCGCCAGGTTATGGCCATCCCGCCTACTACACGCTCACGAGTCAGCAGGCTGCCCAGGTAAGGATCCATCCTTCGCGGCTGGTGATTCTGCACGGCGCCGCGCGGCCAGATCCAGAAGCCGATGGCAGCGCCGATTTCGGCTGGGGTGATTCGGTGCTGCTGGCGATCAGCCGGGCGATCAAAGACGCAGATGCCACGGCCGCCAACATCGCGTCCCTGGTGTTTGAGGCGAAGGTCGACGTCATCAAGATCCCGAACTTCATGGCGATGCTGGCCGACCCCGCGTACGAGCAGCAGGTGCTGCAGCGTTTGCAATTGGCCGCCATGGCCAAGGGCATCAACGGCGCGCTGCTGTTGGACGGCGAGGAGGACTACAGCCAGAAGTCGACGAACTTTGCGGGCCTCACCGACATCCTCATGGCCTTCATGCAACTGGCATCGGGCGCATCGGATATCCCGATGACTCGTCTGCTCGGGCAATCGCCTGGCGGGATGAACTCCACCGGCGAGAGCGACCTGCGCAACTACTACGACCGCATCAGCAGCAACCAGGAGCTGGTGTTGTCGCCTGCGATGCAGGTCATGGACGAGTGCCTGATCCGCTCCGCGCTCGGATCCCGTCCACCGGAGGTGTTCTACAACTGGCGCAGCCTGTGGCAGACCAGCGACACCGAGCGCGCCACCAACGGCAAGACCACGGCCGACACGATCAAGACGCTCACCGACACCAAGCTCATTCCCGACGAGGTGCTGGCCGAGGTGGCGGTGAACATGCTGACCGAGGCGGGCGTAGCGCCTGGCTTGGAATCAGCGATGGACGACTTCACCAAGGCGAACCCGGACTGGCAGGAGGAACAGGCCGAAGAGGAGCGTGCGGCAGCGCAGCTGGCTGCCACCGCAAGGAGCGAGGGCAACGCGCTGAACGACGCCGAGCCGCGTTCGCTGTATGTGCGCCGCGATGTGCTCAATGCTGCAGAAATCGGGGCATGGGCACGGGAGCAGGGCATCACCGACATCGCCGACGACCTGCATGTCACGGTGGCTTACTCGCGTCAGGCCTTCGACTGGATCAAGGCGGGAAATGCGAGCGAGTGGAGCAACGATGGGAATGCCGAGCTGATCATTCCGCCCGGTGGCCCGCGCGCTACTGAGCCGCTGGGCGGCATGTCGGCGGTGATCTTGTTCGCATCGACGCAACTTGCATGGCGCCATGAAGAAATCGTCCGCGCAGGCGCTTCCCACGACTTCCCGGACTACACGCCGCACATCAGCCTGACCAAGGCGCCCATCGATCTATCGAAGGTCGAGCCATACCGCGGCCGCATCGTGCTGGGCCCGGAAATCTTCGAAGAGATCCGCGAGGACTGAACCATGTTTCTGACAGATCGAGTCTCGGTGTCGGCGCCACGCCGCACCGCGGACGGCTACCTCGTGGCCGAGGCATTTGTCGCGCGCACGGGCATCCAAGACTACCTGGGCAGCGAGCTCGGGCGGCCTGACTTGGAGCTAGTGCGGCTGTACCGACCGCCGGAGGAAGTGTTCTCCGACGAAACGCTGCGCAGCTATGCGCATCGACCGATGACGAATGACCACCCGCCGGAACAGGTCAACGCCGACAACTGGAAAAAGTATGCGGTCGGTCAGACCGGCGACGAAGTTGCCCACGACCAGACGCGCGTGCGCGTGCCCTTGGTCCTGATGGATCAACAGGCCATCACCGACTACGAGGCCGGCAAGCGTGAGTTGTCGCAGGGCTATTCGGCCGAGATCGACTGGACAGCCGGGATGACGCCGGAAGGCGAGCACTACGACGCCGTGCAGCGAAACATCCGCAACAACCATCTGGCCCTGGTCCGCCGCGGGCGGGCGGGCTCTCAATTTCGCATCGGGGATGGGCGTGCCCCCGGTGATTCGGATCACAGCGCCGTCAACCCAACGAGGAACCACACCATGAGCGACACCAAGACCAGGACCGTCATGGTCGATGGGCTGCCGGTCGAGTGCACCGACGCAAGCGCCATCGCCATCGACAAGCTGCAGCGCCAGCTCAACGACTCCAGCGCAATTGCCGCGCGCCAATCTACCGACCACACCGCAGCCTTGGCACTAAAGGATGGCGAGATCGCCAAGCGCGACGCCACCATCGACGATCTGCGCACCAAGGTGCTCACCGACGCTGCACTGGATGAGCGCGTGCAGGCGCGCGGCGATCTGTTGGCCACGGCCAAGGCGATCCACGACGCAGACTATCGCGGCAAGAGCGACGCCGATGTCCGCAAGGCTGCGGTGATCGGCAAGCTGGGCGACGCCGCGGTCGCCGGCAAGACCGACGCCTACATCGAGGCGCGCTTCGACATCCTCGCCGACAGCGTGAAGCCGTTCGATCCGGTCGCGCGCGCACTGAGCGACGGCGCAGCACACCGCACCGTCGTGCAGGACAACGGCTACGCCGCGTCCGTCGCCGGCCTCGATTACCGCACCAAGAACCAGGGGGCCTAAGCCATGGCACTGCAAACCAACTATCCGGACGTCCAGCCTGCAGCCACCCTCGGCATGCAGGCCACGATGCTGCCGGCGACGATCATCTCCCGCAACGTCGAGGATGTCGCAGGTCTTGCGTTCGGTCGGGCCGTGGCACAGGGAGCTGCGGAGAAGGGCATCGTCGCGTTCGGCGGCGCCAACCTGAAATACGCCGGCATCACGCTGCTGGATCGCTCGGCCACGGGCTTGGACCTGTTCCCGCAGCGTGCATCGGCGCGCGTCATCACGAAGGGCGACATCTGGGTGACCGCATCGGTCGCCGTCGCTGCTGGTGATCCGGTGTACCTCACCGCAGCCGGCGCGTTCACCAACGTCGCCACCAACAACACCGCCATCACCGGCGCCCGCTGGGACACCAGCACTACCGCGGCGGGCCAGTTGGCCGTCGTTCGTCTCGGCTAAGGAGCGACTTCAATGAGTGCAAAACCACTGTACGACGCACAGTCCGCACTGGGCTTCGTCGTCGCCCAGACCTCGATTATCGAGCCGGGCATCTATGCCACCGTCTACCCAGACATTCAGTACCGCGACCTGATCCCGGTGGATACCTCCGGCAGCGAATTCGCTACCTCGGTGACCTACTACGTTTCAGATTCCTACGGCAAAGCTGACTGGATCAACGGTAATGCCGACGACATCCCGAAGGCTGGTACCAATCGCGCGCAGTTTCAGACCGGTATCCAGACCGCAGGCATTGGCTATGGCTACGGCTGGGAAGAAATTGGCCGCGCGCAGCTGCTGGGCATCAACCTGCCGAACGAGGACGCCGCCGTCGCTCGACGCGCCGCCGAGGAAATGGTCGATCGTGTTGCACTGTTCGGCGATGGGAGCAAGGGTTACACCGGCCTGTTCAACGCCGCTGGCGTCACGCCGGTGGCAGCGCCCACTGGCGCATGGGGCACGCTGCAGGCTGCCGGTACCGCCACACCAGACCAGATCGTCGCCGATATGAACTCGGCAGTCCTCAACGTGTTCAGGGGCACCAACACCACTGCGATCGCTGACCGACTGCTGTTGCCGTGGGAGAAGTACCTGCTCATCTCCACCAAGCGGATGAGCAACGACAGCGACATGACCATCCTGCAGTACTTCCTGGCCAACAACGTCTACACGGCGACGACCGGCCAGCGGCTGACGGTGCGCGGTCTGCGCGGTCTGGATACGGCGGGCGCAGGCGGCGTGGCACGCATGATTGCGTACCGCTACGACGCGAATGTGCTGAAGCTGCACATGCCGATGCCGCACCGCTTCCTGCCGGTGTTCAAGAGCGGCCCGCTGCGCTGGGACATCCCGGGAGTGATGCGCCTGGGCGGCCTGGACGTGCGCCTCCCCAAGCAGGTCGTCTACGTCGACGGCATCTGATCCACCACGGCCCCGGGGCGCGTCATCGCCGGGGCCATATCGGAGTCACCTCATGCAAATCAGCAACAACCACATGTCGCCCCTGACCCTGCCGGACGGGACCACCCTTGTGCCGGGTTCGCCGGCCACCGTCCCGAACTGGCCGACCATCAAGAAGAACGCCGTCGTCCAGGCGTGGCTCGCCGCCAACGTGCTGAGCGAATCGAAGGACGGTGCCGAGCCGTTCCTGCTGGGCACCTTCAACTTGCCCGAAACCATCCTGCTCATTGAGGACGGTGACACCGTCACCCGCGACGACGTGGTGCAGAACGCGTTCAAGGCCTCGGCACTGTCCCTGGAGGACTGGAACTCGCTGCCGGAGCTGGAGCGCGAGGCGAACATCAGCATCGCACTCGACACGCTGAAGGCCGACGCCGCGGCAGCCGCGCAGGCGGTGGTGGATGCACAGACCGCAGCCGATCAGAAGAAGGTCGAGCTCATCGCCAAGCTGGAAGCCGGCGGCATCAAGCACGACAAGCGCTGGAGCGTGGACAAGCTGCAGGCCGCGCTGGACGACGCCGAGAAGTCGAAGACCGGGAGCTGATCATGTACGGCACGCTGGCAGGAGCAGACGACTATCACCTGGCCCGGGGTAATACCGCCTGGGCCGCAGGGAGCGAGGCGGCACGCACTGCAGCCCTGGTGCGCGGAACCGACTACATCGACGGCCGGTACCGGGTGCTGCTCGCGTCGGGCCGGTGGCAGTCGTTGTTCCCTGGTGTGCGTACCGCAGGGCGGGGCCAGCCCAATGAATGGCCCCGCACCGGCGCAACGGACAACGCAGGCGCCGCGATCGGGTCGGAGGAGATCCCGGGCGAGGTGGAGCGGGCAACGTATGAGGCGGCCCTCCGGGAGCTGGCCAGGCCGGGGAGCCTGTCACCCGATTTCGTGGCGAGCGCTCAGGCGATCCGGAAGAAGGTCGGACCCATCGAGGTTGCGTACAGCGAGAAGGGAGCCGATGGCGGTGTACCGAATCGCCCGGTGGTGACAGCAATCGATGAGATCCTTGGCCCTCTTTTGCGGACTCCGTACGTAGGACCAGCGGTGATGGTGGTATGAGCGAGTTCTACGATGAGATGCGGGCGGTAGCGGAGGAGCTGATCGAAGAGTTCGGCTACACGGCGCATCTCCAGCGCGCAGGCGCCCCGACAGGACCACCGCACAACCCGCAGCCGGGCCCAGCCACACAGCACGCCTGCAAGGTGGTGGAGTTGGAGTACAGCCTCACGAACCGAGACGCCACCCTGGTGCTGAAAGGCGACAAGCTGGGATTGATCAGCACGGCCATCGATACGGTGCCCACCCTGAGCGACCGAATCGTGCTGGGTAACGATCTGTTTACCTTTATTGACCTGCAACCGCTGTCCCCTGGCGGGCAGGTGTTGCTCTACGAATTCCATGCGAGACGCTGATGGCCACTGCAACCGCCCGCCAACTTGACCAGCTGGCGACGCGGCTGGAGCCGGCGATCCGTGACGCGTTCCTGCGTGCCATCCGGGAGGTGACTAACCAGGTGGGCGTGCAGCTCATCACCGACCTGCTGCAGGCCGGGCGGGTCGACGACGTGCTGACGGTCATGGGATTGGACGAGCCCCGCTTTGCAGATCTGGCGGAGGCGCTGCGCAGTGCGTACAGCGCCGGTGGTCAGCAGGGCATCTCTGAGATGCCGAGAATGCGCCTATCGCTGGATCCGATCATCACCGGCAGCTACCGCCCAAGGACGGCCGTGCAGTCGCCAGCGCTGCGGCCGAAGTTCGACCTGCGCAACCCAGCAGCTGAGCGGTGGTTGCGCGATGCGTCCTCGAATCTGGTCACCGGCATCGTCAATGACCAGCGCACGCTGATCCGGGAGGTGCTGGTGCAGGGCATGACGGCGGGGCGGAACCCTCGGCAGAGCGCGCTCGACATCGTGGGGCGCGTGGGCGCCAACGGCAGGCGCGCAGGCGGCATGGTGGGGCTCACCGCCCAGCAGGGCCAGTTCGTCATCAACATGCGGCAGCAGCTGGCCAGCGGCGACCCACGGGAAATGGCGAAGTACTTCGGGCGGCAGCGGCGGGACAAGCGCCTGGACGGCATCGTGAAGCGCGCCATCGCGGCCGGCAAGCCGGTGTCGCAGGCGGACATCGACAAGATCGCAGGGCGCTATGCAGACCGGTTGCTGCAGCTGCGCGGCGAGATGATCGCCCGCACCGAGTCGATCGCGAGCATGAACGCAGGGCGGGAAGAAGCCTACCGGCAGCAGATCGAATCGGGCGCGCTGGCGGCCGAGAACGTCATCGGCACCTGGTCGGACACCGGGGACAAGCGCACGCGGCACACGCACAAGGCCATGAGCGGGCAACGGCGGATGTTCGGCGAGCCGTTCCAGTCGCCGAGCGGCGCGCTGATGAACTACCCGGGCGATACGAGTCTAGGCGCCGGCCCGGAAGAGATTGTCGGCTGCCGCTGTACGAAGCAGTTCCGGATCGACATGACGGCGGAGGCGTTGCGTGGCAAGCAAGTTCGGTGATCAGGTACGCGCGTTCGCAGAGAAGGCGAAGCAGCGGCAAGAGGCCATCTTCCGCGAGTCCGCGCAGGCGGTGATGGATCAGGCGAACACACCGGAGGGCAGGGGCGGGCGCATGCCCGTCGATACCGGCTTCCTGCGTAACTCTGCAGTGGCATCGAAGGACGGGCCAGCCACATCGGAGGGCGGCGACCCGGCGCTGATCTTCGCCGCGCTGCAGCTGGGCGAGTCGGTGTGGGCCGGTTGGACCGCTGCCTACGCGCTGCGCATGGAGCACGGTTTCAGCGGCAAGGACAGCCTGGGCCGGCAGTACGAGCAGGCCGGCAAAGGCTTCATGCGCGCCGCCGCGCAGAACTGGGACTTCATCGTCAACGAGGTCACCGCGAAGGTGAAGGCACGTATTCCATGAGCAACACCGAGATCTACGACGCCTTCGCCGGCCTGGTCAGCGCCTTCGCCACAGCGCAGGGACTGCCATGTTCATACCCGGGCCTGGCGTTTACGCCGCCAACGGATGGCGCATGGCTGGAGCTGCAGTGGTTCCCGAACGAAACGCAGAACTACGGCATGGCCGACGATGGCCCGTCGCTGCTGCAGGGCTTCGGCCAGCTGTCAGCGTGCTACCGCCCCGGCAACGGGATCATGGTGGGCACGCGCATCACCGATCAGATCATCACCGCCTTCGCCAAGGGCACGACCTTCACCGGCATGCGCGTGTACCGCACGCCCTGGACCTCAACCATCATCCAAGACCCGGAGCGGCATATGCATCCGGTGACCATCATGTGGCGCGGCTTCGACGGATAACGGAGTGATAGGCTCTGGCGACTATAGGGCGGAAGGAGCTGCAATGTCTGAGATTGATGATTTGCAAAACGAATTGAACCGCATCGATTGGAAGGGGCTGCCGACAGAGATGCTCGAGTCCCTTTCGGCCGTCGCAGATGGCATTCAAGCGGAAATCGATGCACACAGGAGTGCTCCGTTAGAAGCGCGGGCAACGATCGCGGGAATCCGTAATGCCATCTTCTGGCTGCGTACCGCTGTTGACCTTGCCCGCCTTCACCGCACGATCGAGAAAAAGGCAGCCGAGTGGCAGAAGCAGCTGAAGGAGACCCTGGAAGAGACGGTCAGGCAAGACGTTGAGCGGGCGGAGCAGATGGTTTCCGAGTCAAAGGCGCTCATCGACTCGCTTACGCGTCAGGCAGCCCTGGCGGCTAACCGGATGCCAAGCGAGCCTGAACCAGACGACGAGGCTAGCCCAGGCCTCCGAATGTAATTGCAGAAAGATCGGCCCGCAATACGCGGGCTTTTTTGCTCCCAACCCCGCCCCGTGGCGGGTTTTTTTATGCCCAACGCGAGGAGATATCAGCAATGGCTGAGGCACAAACCAATAGCGGTTCCAAGCTCTACATCTGCGCCACGCCGCAGAACAGCGACCTAACCAAAACTCAGTTCGAAGCGCTGACCTTCGTCCAGGTGAAGAAGGTCGGCAGCGTCGGCGAGCGCGGCCTGACCACCAACATCGTCACCTACGACACGTGGGACACCGCGGTATCGCTGAAAGGCAAGGGCATCTCGAACGCCGGCGACCCCGAGGTGGAGATGGCGCGAGACCTCGCAGACCCGGGCCAGATCGCCATGCGTGCAGCTGGCCAGCCCACGGTGACCAGCGCCTATGCGCTGAAGGTCGAGCGCCCGTCCGGCGAAATCGAGTACCTGCGCGGCCTGGTCACCGGTCCCCGCACGCCGGGCGGCCGCAACGAGGACTTCGTGCTGCACGTCTATTCGCTGGCCCTGAATCAGGTGCCCGTGGAAGTGCCGGCGCCCGTCACCCCGTAACCGAACAGCAGGGGATAGGGCGGCCGCCTGACAAGCCGGATCTGATCCGGCCGGCTTCCCCTGCTTCACCTCCCGGATCGATCGCAAAGGATCACCCATGACCGAATTGACCACCATCGTGGCCGCCGAGCGCGCCATCGACATCAAGCACCCCGCCACAGAGGTTCCTGTGGGCCTGCGTATCACGCTGCTGCCCGATACCCACCCGAAGGTGCGCGAGGCCAGCCGCAAGGCGCTGGACGACCGCCTGCAGGGCAAGGGCAAGGTCACTGCCGCCAAGATGGAGCAGGGCCGCATCGACATGTTGGTCGCCTCTGTGGGCGCCTGGGACTGGCAGGGCGACCTGACCTTCCACGGTGCCAAGCCGCCGCTCACCGACGAAGCCCTGCGCAAAGTGCTGAAGGAGCTGCCGTGGATCGGCGACCAGCTGGAGGTGGAGCTGGGCAACCGCGCGGAGTTTTTTCGCAGCGCTGAAGACGCGGATAGCTGACGCCACGTATCTGACCGTCCGGTACGACATGCCGGACGCCAAGGGCGAGACGCGACGCGCGCGCAATGCGCGCTTCGAGCAGCCGACGCCAGATGTCGACATGCCGGAAGAGGCTGCGCACGTCTGGGAATGGTTCTGGCTGCTCTCAGGCCGGCGCCGCAGCGGCCCTGAGGCACTGTCCTATGCCGAGCTGCGCGCGTGGCAAGAGTTGGCTGTCTGCGATGTCCTGCCGCAGGAGGTGGCAATGCTCATGGCGATGGATGACGCCTACCTGCGCGCAGTGCGCGAAGAACAAGCCGCGGCCCGTGAGCGCACGCCGGACCCTGGCAACACCTGGAGCTGATGGATGGATATCGCCGAACTTGGTTTCAAGGTCGATTCGAGCGGGCTGGTCGAAAGCACCAAGGCACTTGATCAGAACGCAGCCGCAGCCGACAAAGCCAGCGGCTCGGCGGATCGGTTGGAGCGTTACTTCCAATCGATGTCGCGCTCGATCGACCGCTCTGCGGTGGTGCTGGGAGACCGCCTGGGCGGCGCGCTGGACCGCATCGGCATCGGTACCGGCACGGTCATCACCGAGCTGCAGGGGCTCAACCGCGCGCAGGCGGAAATCGTCAGCGCGTTGGTTGCGATGGAGAGCCGCCTGACCGGCACCGCCGCCGGATTGAAGGCCTACAGCTCCGCAGGCAAGGAAGCTGCAGCCGGTGCCACGGCTACGACCACTGCATCGCAGAAGCTCGAGCAGCAGCTGGAGCAGCAGGAGGCGCGCTTCCGCAGCGTTGCGCAGCAGGCCATGGCGTACGCGGAGGCGCAACGCACCGCCAACGTGTCGGATCGCGCACTGGCCGAGGCGGCACGTGATTCGGCTGCCGGCATCGACCATCAGGCGGCGGCGCTGTCGCGCGCCGGTACCGAGCAGGAACGCATGGTGGCGCGTGCACGTGCTCTGCAGGAGGCCGAGGCGCGCACCACCAATCAGGCCAGAGAGGCGGCGCGCGCGGCTGAGGTGCAGGAGCTCAACCTGAAGCGCCTGCTCGCGCAGATTGATCCCACCGTGGCCGGGCTGAACCGCCTTGCCGAGATGGAGGAGCGCCTGGAGCGCGCCGGCGACCTCGGCCTGATCAAGCCGCAGGTGATGCAGCAGTACCAGGCGCAGATCGAATTAAGCCGGCAGGCGCTGCTCAAGTCGAAGAACACCAACGAGCAATACGCCATGTCGGCACGCCAGACGGCAGCGGCGATGCGGATGATCCCGGCGCAGATGACGGACATCGTCACCAGCATCGTGAGCGGGCAACCGATCTGGATGGTGGCGATCCAGCAGGGCGGCCAGCTGAAGGACCAGCTCGGTGGCATCGGCCCGGCAGCGAAGGCGGTGACGTCCTACGTGATGGGCATGGTAAATCCGCTGACCGTGTCTGCCGCCGCCGCATTGGCGCTGGCGGTCGCGCTGAAGCAGGGACAGGATGAGCTCTTCGACTTCCAGAAGAACCTGATCCTCACCGGCCGCAATGCGGACATCAGCGGCAGCCAGTTCCGTGGCCTGGTGTCAGACCTGGACAAGCTTGCCGGTGTGACGCGCGGCGGCGCCGTCGATGCGCTAACCGCCGTTGCTGCATCCGGCCAGTTCGCCGGCAAGCAGTTCCTGATGGTCTCCGAAGCGGCCGCACGCATGGAGGCGTCCACCGGGCAGGCCAGCAGCAAGACCGTGGAGGCGTTCCAGCGCATCGCGCGTGATCCGGTCGATGCGCTGGTGGAGCTGAATCGGCAGGAAGGGTTCCTCAATACTTCCCAGCTGCAGCGCATTTACACGCTTCGTGAGGAGGGCCACGAGCAAGAGGCGGTGGCCGAGGCGCTGGAGCTGTACTACGAACGATCTATCAACGTAGCAAACCAAGCCGATGCCGCGATGCCAGGGCTGGTGAAGTGGTGGCGAGACGTCAAGGACGAGGTCTCTGGAGCGTGGGGTGAAGTGCAGACATATGCATCCTTGCTCGAGGGCGTGATCCAGAAACAGAAGCAGGCTTCCAACTTCAGCGTTGCGGACGCAATGAGCAGGGTTGCTGGCAACACCGGAAACCTCGCGTCTCTGATTCCCAAGGATTGGCTATCCTCGGCTGCCACGCTGACCAATGCGCTGGCAAAGAACTTTCTGGGGCAGGCTGGGGGCGGACTACCAGCTCCGCTATTCGATGTGCAGGTCGACGGGCGAAAGGCTGTCGAGGACTACAGCAAAGTGCTTCACGAGAACGAGGCCGCTGAAAAAGCAGCGTCGGAAGCTCTGACTGCGCGATTGGCCGGGCTTGATCGCGCAGCGGCCAAGCAGCAGGCCCTGAACAAAATCATCGAGATCTACAACAACCTGCCCAAAAACGATGAGCGACATTCTGACGGCTCGATGCAGCGCCTCATCGCGCAATCTAATGCGCAAGTCGACAAGCAGTTCAACCAGCGCGAGGGCGTGGGCAAGGCGAACACTGACGACAACGCCGCGCAGAGCTTCATCGCCAGCGTGCAGCGGCAGATCACTGCGAACCAGCAGCTGGCAGAGAGCGGCGACAAGGTGTCTGCGAGCGACCGGCTGGTGATCCAGGCGCGGCAGCTGCTGGCCGACAAGACCAACACCATGACGGCAGCGAGCAAACAGTTGCTGCAGGCGCTGATCCCGCAGCTGCAGGCGAGCGATGCGCAGGCGGAAAAGGCGAAGCAGACGCAGCGCGACCTGGTGGCGCAGGCAGCCCTCACTGAGCGTCTGGCCCAGCTGGAGAAGCAGCGTCAGGAGCAGTCGGACGTCGACCTGATGGGCATCGGTCGCGGCGCCGATGCAACGCAGATGCTGCAGCGGCAGCTGGACATCCAGCGCGAGTACTTGCGCGAGCGGGAGAAGCTGGAGAAGGAGCAGCGCGGGCAGAACCCCCTCAGCCAGGGCGAGTACGAGAACGAGGTTGGCCTGCTGGAAGCGAGCAGAGAGCGCTCGCTGGAGATCGAGCGTAACTACCAGCAGCAGCGCATGCAGCTGCTCGGCGACTGGCGCACCGGCTTCACCCGCGTCTGGGAGGACTACGCCTTCGCCGCGCAAAACGCATCGGAGCAGGCAGGGTCGTTCCTGTCCAACAGCCTGAGTTCTTGGGAGGACCAGTTTGTGCAGTTTGCGCAAACCGGCAAGTTTTCTTTCAGCAGCTTGGTGGATTCGATGATTGCCGATCTCGCGCGATATGCGGCTAAGCAGGCGGCGGTCGGTCTGCTGGGCACCGTCATGGGTGGGCTGAGCGGTGGGGGCACAGGTGGGTCGTGGACCGGCACGGCCGCAGGTGCTGGCAGCAACCTCAATTTCGGCAGCAATGCCGGTTCATTCGCCGGTGGTGGCTGGATGAGCTACGGCGGCGGCCGCGCCAATGGTGGTCCGGTCTCGCCCGGCTCGCTGTACGAAGTGGGCGAGGGCGGCGATCCGGAGTTGTTCCAGCAAGGCGGGCGCAGCTACCTCATTCCGGGTAACCGCGGACAGGTGGTTCCCGCCGCGCCGATGGCCTCAGGCGGCTCTGGTTCGGAAGGTGGGGTAGAGGTCAACGTCAACGTCATCAACGCGCCGCCGGGGACGACTGCAACTGCGACCCGAAACGATCGTGGTGGCGTTGATCTGGAGGTGCTGGTTGGTGCCGTCGATAAGGCGATCGGAGGTCGGATTGCTGCGGGAACCGGCGCCACCTACGCGGGGATCAAGGGGCGCCTCGACGTCCGGGATAGGCGCTGATCGCCTATTCCGGCTCACCTCATCACTAATTGAAGGACTGAGTATGGCCTCCATGGCTGCAACGGGGGAGAGCGCCTAGTGGCCGGCTTTCCCTCAAATATTCGACTGCTCGCCGGCGATCTCGGCGAAGAACCAGAGCCGTCCGTGCAGCGGACCGAAATGGAGCGCGGCCCTGCCAAGCAGGCAATCATCAACACGCGCGTCATGGTGGAGCTGCCGGTCACCATGGTGTTTCTGACGGCCGAATCCATGGCTGCATTTGACGATTTCTACTTCAACGAAATCGGGCGTGTCGGCTATTTCACGATGGTGCACCCACGCACGCGACAGCAGATCTCGGCGCGCTTCAAAGGTGGTGCCATCGGTCGCCTGCAAGCTACCAATGCCGCGTTCACCCAGGGCACCCGGCAGGCCGTCGTGGAGTACTTGCGATGAGCAATTTTCTCGAACGCCGGCAGCGCGTGACGGATCAGGACGGGCCGCTTGAACTGCTGGAGATGACTGCGCCGTCATTCGGTGCAGTCTTGCGCATCGTCAACGACACGCAGGATTGGGTGAGCAACGGGAATACCTACGTCGGGTATCCGTTCCGTTTCACGCCGCCGGCTGACCAGGCCGGCCAGACGCCACGCGCACAGCTTGAGTTGGACAACGTGGGGCGCGGCATCACCGATGACCTCGAACGCGTGCAGCCCAATGAGATGGTGATGTGCCGCTACCTGATCACCGATCGCACGCAGCCTGACGTCATCGCGCGGCGGTTCTATCTGCCGCTGACCCAAGTGCGCGCCGCCGGCCCACTGATCACCGCGCAGATTGGCGTGGACTTCTTCATGCGCCAACAGGCAGTGAAGCTCCGCGCCAACCCACACACGCTGCCGGGGATCTTCTGATGCGGGCGAGTGAGGTTGAGCGGTTCCTCAACATTCCATACGACGCCGCCACCTACGACTGCGCAGACCTGGTGGTGCAGGTGCAGCGCGAGCTGTTCGGTCGCGAGGTGCAGATGCCGGCGCGGCGCCCTCGCGGTGCTGCAGGGCAGGTGGCGCTGGGCGAGCTGTCCCGTGCCTACGCGGTGCCAACCGATAAGCCGGTCGACGGCGACCTGGTGCTGATGTTCGACAAGGGCCAGAGCCGGCCCGGACACGTGGGCATCTTCTTCTACCTGGCCCATGAGGGTTGGGTGCTTCACACAACCAGCGCGCTCGGCAGCAGCTGGCTGCACCGGGCGCGCGAGCTGCCGGATTACGGCGCAAGGATCGAGGGGTATTACACATGGGTCTGATGACCACGCCTGCGAGCGACGGCCAGCTGGTGCTGACGCCGCACCCGGTCACGCTCGAAGGGCAGCGCCACATTGCGATGGACCTGCAGCCCGGCGAGCGCCTTTGCGAATTCCTGCACCGCCACGTGATCGACCTGGACCAGGGCGATTGGACGGTGTCCATCGGCGGCCGAGTTGTGCCGCGGCATCTATGGGCCTACGTATATCCGAAAGATGGCCAGGTCATCGAGGTGCGCGGCGCGGTCGGCAGGAACGCGCTGTACATCGTGGCGATGATTGCGCTGACCTACTTCACCTTCGGCATTGCGGGTGCTGGCGGTGCGGCTGCTGCAGCCTTTGGCGGTGGCACTGCGGGCGCAATTTTCGCCTCGGCGGTGTTCGTCGCTGGCTCACTGGTGATCAACAAGGTGCTGGGTCCGAAGGTCGAGAGTCCGACCGGCCCGAGTACCGCGGGCACGGTGTACAGTCTGGCAGCACCGCGGAACCGTCTGCGCCCGTATGAGCCAGTGGGCCTGCTGTTCGGCCGCATGCCGATCGCCCCGGACTTCGCCAGCAAGCCTTACACCTTCTACGAGGGCGACAACCAGTACATCGGCATGGTGCTCACGCCAGGCATCGGCGTTGGCCGCGTCGGCACGTTCACCAATGCCGGCACGCCGCTGTCGAGCTACGAGGGCGTGAGCGTCTACCACTCCGGCTACAGCCAGATGCCGGATGAAACTATCCCGCTCTACAGCAACGTGGACACCACCGACGGTGGCGAGCTGCCGGATACGGCCGACTTCGTGACCCGCACCACGAGCCCCGACACTGTGCGCATCCAGATCAACCTGGAGTACGTGCTCGGCGGCGTGGGCACCTCGGGCAAGAAGTACAACGTGTCGGAGACCGTGCAAGTGCAGTACGCGCCAGCAGGCACCGGGATCTGGGCCACGCTGGCCACGCAGACGTACACCGGCGACAAGCTGGACGTCAGCAAGCGCGCGACGCTGTCGGCGGACGTGGCCAAGGGCCAGTACGACGTGCGTGTGCGCATCTTGGGGCAGGGCAACTACACGGGCGAAAACACCCAGCGCAACGACTTCCAGTGGTCGACGATGGGCAGCGTGCAGGCCGACACCGCGACCTACGCCGGTCTCGCGCGCAGCGGCATCCTGATGAAGGCCACCGGCCAGATCAATGGTCAGCCCGATGAGTTGGTGGCCGAGCACATCGCCGCGCCGATCCCGGTGTGGCGCAATGGCTCCTGGGTCAACGAAGAGACCAGCAATAACGGTGCCCACATCCTCAAGTACGCCCGCGGCTATTACGACCAGAACGGCAAGCTCATCGCCGGAATGGGCAAGAGTGACGAGGAGATCGACATCGAGTCGCTACAGGGCTTCATGGGCCACTGCGAGGCGAACGGCTACACCTACGACTACTGGCTGACCGAAGAGCGCAACCACGACGAGGTATTGCAGGCGATCGCGCTGGCCGGCATGGGGCAGGTGACCTGGGCCGGCGGTCGCCTTTCGGTTGTCTGGGCTGCAGACGAGCAGCCGCTCTCGGGCGTGGTCAACATGGCGGAGATGAAGAAGGGCAGCTTCAGCGTGGACTACACGCTGGCCAGCGCTGCCGACGGCATCGAGTACAGCTATTTCGATAGCAAGACCAAGAAGGTCGAAATGCTGCGCGTGCCGGCGCCTGGCGTCAAAGTCGAAGACATGCTCAGCCCTGCGCGGCTCACCGGTGAGGGCATCGGGCGAGAGGCACATGCGGCCGAGATGGCGCGCTACCACCTCGCCCAGAGCTTGTTCCAGTACAAGGACATCGGCTTTGCTCAGGACCTGCAGTACCTGTCCTATCGCCGCATGTCGATGTTGTCGATCTCGCACGACCTGACGCAGTGGGGCTTCGGCGGACGCATCGTCGCAGCCGAGCGCAGCCCGCTGCTGGGCACGGTGACGTTGACGTTGGACGAGCCGGTGCCGCCGCCGGATGCGCGCAGCGCCTTCATCGGCTTGCGCATCCCGGGCGAGGCGGTCTACCGCACGTTCCGCGTGCGCAGCTTCACCGAAGCGACCGACGCCATCCAGCTGGTCGAGGAATGGCCGGACGATGCACCGCTGCCGGGCGAGGGCTATGCCGATTCGATGGTGGAGGGCGGCTGGCAGGACAACCCAGCCCACGACACGGTGTGGATCTACGACTTCAAGGCCACGCCGGGTCTGCGTGTGCGCGTAGTGGCGATCGAGCCCGAGAGCGATCTGAAAGGCGCCAGCATCAGCGTCGTGCCGGAATCGGCGGAGTTCTGGACCTACGTCAAGACGGGTGTTTACCAGCCGCCAGAGAGCGGCTCATCGCTTGCCACGCGCCCGATCCTCAGCAATCTGGCGATCAGCGAGGACCAGATCACCACGGGCGACGTCACTGCCACGGACCTGGTGGCCACGTTCGACATCAGCGGCCCGTTCGACCATGCCGTGGTATACGCCTCGGCATCGGACGGCAATGGCGAGCTGGTGGAGGTGGCACAGACGCGCACCCGCACCGCACGGTGGCGCATCCCGCGCGCCGGCACCTACACGATCAACGTGCGCCCGTTCGGCCCGGAGGGGCAGCTGGGCGTGGGCACTTCGCTGATCTACACGACCATCGGCGCCGACGCGCCGCCGGTGAACTACGACCTGTTCGACGTGGAGGAGGTCGGCGGCGGCATCCGGCGCTACACCTGGGGCTTCTGGACCGACACCATCCAGTCGGCCAACTTGGCCGGCGCGGAGATCCGCTACAGCCAGGCACCGGAGCAGGGTGCGCCGATACCGTCGTGGGATGCCATGACGCCCGTGGGCGATAGCGGATACCACACCGGTGCGTTCGACTCGCCCATCCCAGCCTCGGGCACGTGGGTCTTTGCGATCCGCGCGCGCAACACCAACGGCACGCTGTCGGTGGCGGCGAAGTACATCACCAAGACCCTCGGCAAGAATCTGGCGGAGCTGCAGGAGGAGATGCAGCAGGCGATCGATCAGACCACCGAAGAGATCCGGCAGGGTTTTCTGGAGGCGGCGGCGCGCGATCAAGAGCTCGCTGACAAGCTCTTTCAACAGGCGCAGGACTTGGCGAACCTGCAGGCGCTTGTCGAGGCTCCGGAGTGGGCAGACCAAGCATGGCCGGCCGGCTCCATCGTTAAACACGATGGTGGCCTGTACGTCGCCAAGCAAGACGTGCCGGTGGGTACGGCGATCGCCGACACAGCGTATTGGTCATTTATCGGGCAGTACGCGAGCTTGGCCGAAGCGGTGGGCGCGATCGGTGTGGCAATGCAGCAGGTCACCACCGATGTGCAGCAGGTGGAGCAAGAGCTGCAGATCCTCGCGCAGGATGTGAGCGGGGTGCGCTCCAGCCTCGCTGGTAAGGCGGATGCGTCGGCGGTGCAGGCGATGAACACGCGCCTGACGCAGGCCGAGAACAACATCTCGTCCCTGTCGCAGCTGATCAGCACCGTGCAATCCACGCTGTCGGGTAAGGCAGACACCAGCGCGCTACAGGCCCTGCAATCCCAGGTGAGTCAGCAGGGCAACGAGATCAATGCGCAGAGCACAGCCATCACCTCGGTGACGTCAAAGCTCGGTGGTCGGCCGAACATCCTGCCTAACGGTGGGTTCGAGAGCGGCATTTGGACCAATGGTTCTGCGAGCGGCTTTATGGTGTCCGAGGGGTCATGGGGACGCATCATGACCCACACTTCGCCGTGGAGCATTGGCAGTGGTGGGCAGGCAGTTGCCTCAAGCCGTTTTCCAATCAACGCGGGCGAGACGCTGACTGTCTCCTGGGACAGTGTGCTGTTCGCCCAGGCCGGCCAAGTCAGCATGGACATTGAGTGGTTCCGCGCGGATGGCACTTACATCAGCAGTTCGACGCGTAGCCCAATCATCAGGGCGACGCACAACTTCATGGATGGCGATGCACGGCGTCAGGAGCGTGCCTTTACGCGGACGCCGCCAACCGGATGCACGCAGGCCCAGGTGCGGCTCATCTGGGAAAGCGTCGTTGGGTGCACCGCATTGGGCTTTCGCCGGGTGAAGGTCGAATATGGCGCTCTTCCCGCGACGCCTTATAGCGCAGACGCAACCGTCGTTGGCCAGGCTTCGGCAACTCAGTCGCTGACCACCCGTGTCACGCGCGCCGAAAACGGCGTTGCAAGTTATGAGGCCGCTGCTACGTTGGCGCTGGACGTGAATGGGCGCGTCGCTGGCATCCGCTCTGTCAACAATGGCGCTACAGCAACCATCGATTTTGCGTTCGACAGAGTGCGATTCATTGGCGTGGATGCGGGACAGGGACGGAATGAGATCGTCAGCGGCAAGATCTACTGCTACGCCCCTAATGGTGTGCAAGTGATCGCGATGGGAGCAGGCGTATGACGACGTTTCTACGCGTCAGAGATGCAGCCACGAATGTCGTGCTTCTCGAAGTCACAGATCAACCGGACTCGGACTTACTCACCCAGCACATGGGCGCGATCGGCATTGCCAGCGGAGCCAACGGCTCGGTGGCGGTACCGATCACCGGCAGCGCAAACCAGCTGTATTACTGGTTTGTCGCCGATAGCGGGGCAGGCAATGTGCTCCTGCCCTACATCACAGATGACGGCAACACGATCACCTGGACGTCGCCGTCGACGAGCTTGAGTGCCCGCGCTGGAGGCACGCTGTTCTACGGGAGGTTTTGAAGTGGCATTCGTTCGCATCAACGCTGGTGCCAACCGCGTGGTGATTTCCGAGGACTGGAAGAACCTGGCTCTAGCATCCAAGCAGACCATCACGCCAAGCGGTAGTGGCGTTCTGAAGACGTGGAGCCTCACCGTGGCCGGCACGAACCCCGTGCTGGCCTTCTTGGGAGAGAACAACGCGACACTCGGCCAGCGCACGCAAAGCGGCAATACCTTCACGTTCACCGGATGGACGTCCGGCGGCAGCTTCTCCGCCTATGTGTTTGATGAACCCAACTTCGGGCAGCGCAACTACCTTGTCGTGCGCAACCCGTCGAACAATCAGATCGTGTTCGACGCAACACTCAAGTACATGAAGGTGCGCGGGTTGCTGCAGGGCAATGCGAACCAGGGAGGATCGATCACGCTGCCGGCCGGCCGGACCTACGCCGCGCTGGCCGGCTCCACCGGCAACATCATGCTGGCCATCGGCGGCGTGATCGGTGGCGGCCCCCAGTGGCAGGTGCAGGTCCTGTGGCGCAAGGGCGTGGTCAACATCAACGGCAACGTCGCGTCCATTGCCACCGTCGACACTGCACAGGACCTGCGTAGCGGCACCAGCGGTACCCCACAGCCACCCCCTGGCAATTACGGCCAGGCCTGGGTGCGCGCTCCCATCCTCGACGTCACTGGATACTGACCATGCTTATCAGCGAAAACCCAACCTTCGGCACGCAGACAAAGATCGTGTCGCCACGCATCGAGATCCGATGGAACCCGGCCACCAACGACGGGCCGGTCGAGTTCCACCTCGAGCAGATCACCACCAAGCCGCACCCCGATGGCTGGACGCAGACTCTGGAGCGGTTTTTCCTGCGCGTGCTCACCGTGCAGATCAGCGACTTGATCGGCCGCAGCTACGAAATCACCGCGCAGGCCACCACTGAAGTCGACCCGGCAACCGGCGAGTCCATCCAGGTGTCGGGCGAGACAGTCACCGAGCCGGGTGTGCATCTGCTGCTGGGCATCAAGGCGGCCACCCGCGCCGCATATGACGCCAACGTGGTGACGCCAGATCCAGAGGCCGACCCGCTTGCGCAGCAGATAACGATCATCTGGAACCCGATCAACGACACCGGCACCGTCACGTTCCAGGTCGAGGATCGCGGCGCAGCCCTAGGCGTGCTGGCGACGCCGATTGCCGAACTGACGGCGCCGACATATGCCATCCGATATCCCGGGGCGGAGGCGACCCAAGCGATCGAGGGCTGGAAGCTTCAGGCACTGATCAAGGCGGCAACGGATAGCGCCATCGCTGCCAGCCTAGCGACCTCTGAATAGGGGAGGCGGTATTGATAAGACTAAAGCGATGCTCCAGGGCCAGCCAAGTCCACGTCTGTGCCTACGAGCCATGGCCATTGTTTGATTTTCAGCGGCTGGAATATTTACCACCTGCTCATTGAGAATTATTCGAGCCGAATATCACGTCAGTCAAACGTTCGAACATCCCTTTATTTCTTGGGACATTAGGATCGCCTGACTGCGGGAGAAAGAAAACACACGTTCTGACAGCCGCTGAAACCCCCTGAGCTGGAGCAGTGACATCTTTCAATAGCGCTGGTTTTGTCTGGAGCTTAGCCGCCAAGTTGACCGCTATTTGTCCTGTGATCCTGCAATCAATTGATTCACGGATAGCAACTACGGTTCTTGGCTTGTCCTCCAAGTCGGCCGCTCTTATGTGGCTCATTGCATTTCTTATAAGGTCGCCAAGATCGTCATCAGGATGGATATGGATTGCAAGATACCGTCGATCAGAGTCCTCCGCTGTGCCTACCCGTAAGACAAAAAAAGTGCACAGCGTAAGGTCGCCAGAATCCACTGGGAATTCAATACCTGGCTTGAAAACTCGCATTGTCTTCGCGCCTACCCTGCCAGGCGGCATAGATCCAGCGGACATTGGTGACGTGTGAAGTAGTCTGCTTGTTGGATTAAATCGAGCGGGATTGATCGCAGTAGAAATTGCTCGGTGAGCCGCGGGAGCGCTCAGTAGTCGGCGCATTTCGATCAGTGGTTTCATGGCTAGTTGTCGTGTGGATGCAACCAAGGTCCCGTGAAGTAGGGGGATTGACCCGACGATTTGTCTCAGGTGCATCACTTTCGCAGCGGTGCCGCTGACGCCTTGGCGTTTGTGCAGTGAGCTGCATCACCAACTCAGCGAACGATCGCACCGACCTCGCGCACGCCGTTGCGGTCTTGAAACTTGATGCTCCACGGCGTGATCAGATAACCCGGTCGGCGGTAGTAGATGGCCGGGATGTGATCTTCGCGCGCGTCCTTCGCGATGCCGTTGACCAGCAGATAAGGCGCTGCCGTCTTTGGCACCTCGCACCAATCCTGGCGCCCATCGGTTTTGAGCGCCAGGCTGTATGGGCCGGAGCCCAGGATTTCGCCACACACGATGGACCTGGAGCTCGCCGACGCGGCGCGGGCGCGCGGTGCGATTCGAGCCACAAAGGCGTCAAGGCTCTCACCGGCAGCGGACGTTTCGCGGTGCAGTTCCGTTGCATGGCCGGAATTCGGCGGCGATCGATCGGCGCCGAAGGCAGAAAGGGGGGAGCCAAGCAGCGCCAGGGTGGCGGTGGCAAGGACTGGATGCATTACGTTCTCCTGATCGGCTACACCGGTCACCGCCGGCGGCGCGAGATTGTCTCGGCGCGCAGCCAAAATGCTTGGCGCGAGCTCAGGAAAAAACGTTCATTTGCAGGCGCGCCGCACAGGCCTGATGAGGAAAAATCCGACCCATTATTGCGGCTACACCCGATATGTGAAATTACGCATCGGTGCGAATCTATCTTTGCCGGACGCGGGGCCACAGGCCGCTCACCCGCGTGCCGCCTGAGCAGCGCCTGCCCGGCTCTTACACGAAACCGTCGAGGTCTTCGCCGTCAGCACGCCCAGCCGGTAGCCCCATGACGCCACCAGCTCAACGATGGTTGGCGCCTCCGCAGGGAACGCATACAGCAGCTCCGCTTCGAACTGGTTGAGCACTTCCAACGGCTCTGAAGCACAGGCGAGCCGCTGCTGCAGTTGTTCGAAGAGGCTGGGCGGGCTGGTGTCCATGAAAAGCAGTCTACGGCGCCGCGTCTCAAGTGCTGAGACGGCCCGGCCGATACTGGCCGCATGCACCCGTTCTACGAGCATTGGCTAGCAGCGTGACCAGCAGCAGCCACAACCAGGATAGATAGTCATGCCATCCCGATCTGCACACCGCGCCGCACTCCGGCGATCCCAAGAGCCGAGTGTCATCGCTCCCGAAGGTGTGACGCTGCCGGATCTGCCAGCTGGCATGAACTGGCACAACCCGGTCGTCGGCCATGACATTGATCGGGACGAATGGAACATGTTGCGTGTCGGTCCAGGAGGCGCAGATGTTCTCGCGCGCGTCAGGCGCAACGGCGCGGGTGACGCCGATGTGTCGCTGACGATCGCCGGAAGCCCAGTGGTACCGCCTTCTGTGACGCTGCCGATCGCTCAGGCTTTCGAGGTGGCGGCCGAGTTCGCACGCAGTCTAGACCGGTAGTTCAGAAGCTCTGCCCTAGCCCGACCCGTCCCGTATCAGGCCGTCCCAGGCCGTCCCAGGGGGGCTCAGGCCGTCCCGCGACGTCCGATCCTGCGCAAATTAGGGATACAGAAGGGCGATAGCCTGCCGAAATATAAAAGGCGCGGTCAAATTTGTTGTGCCGAGGTGTCGCGTAAGTTATTGAACCTGTGGAAAAATCTGGAATTCTTCCGTTTTTGGGTTCGGTTTTCGAGCGCATTTTTGCACTCCTGCTACTGACTTTAGTGTTGGATAGCATCACCATTGGCACCGTGCTGATGAGCAAGTCTTCAGCCCGCCGTCCGGAAGACGGCTTGTACACCCAACGGGGCGCTGAGGCCCCTATCGGAGAGCTAACATGCTTGCTCTGGCTGATTGTGGTTACGCGGAGCGTAACGCGGCCTTCCCACACGGCCTCACGGCTGCCGTGGTAAATTTTGCTCGCGTGGCGAGCGGTCTTGCTATTGACGCTTCGTCGACAGCTGTCGATTTGTCTGTTTACGTCGACAGTACTGTAGAGGTGTTAGCCACAAAGCGGGGTGTGTTGGAGGATTTTTCAGCATTCACTGACAATTTCAGCGTCTTTGTTGCGAGGGCAGACGTCAATGAATTGGATTGTCTCGACGAGAGCGGAGAACTGCGTAGCTCGTTCAAGAATTTGAGGGAAGTTGCTCGTCGATACATGACCGAGATGAATGTTAAACGCGCTTCAATCGGCCGTGACAGTGACCTCAAACAGCATCAGAAGCTGCGCCTCAACATGGCGTATAACGAGTTCATGCAGTCTTTCGTGAAGTTTGCTCGATCAATTGATCATATCGCCGATGTGATCGAGATGCGCGACGCAGAGTGCGTAGAGGCTCGTGCCCGTAAGGAAATGGAGCAGGCACTATGGCCCCAGTACGGTGAGCAGTCGGGCGCTGTCGTTGCATTAGTTACAGGAATGGGCCGAAGCAAGAGTCTTACTGCAGAAGGCGCGCTCGCTGCCTTTGGGATCGACTGAGGCGAAAAGGGCAAAGGATGGCCATCTCACTGACGAAGCAGCTTAGTAATGCCCTTGAAGATGAGGGCATCGATGCAGATTTGTTAGTAGGGTTGTTTCAAGCATGGAAAGACGGCAAGGAAGATCCTAGTTCTCCCTCAATCTTCGGTAAAAACGTGCAAGGACTTGAGCCAGTTATAGCTGGCCAACGTCCGTTGTGGCATGTGCATTTGATCCCAGCAGCTGGAAGCGTCGCCTTTCGAGATTGGATGTCAGCGGTTCGCGACAATCGCCCTCCGACGAGTGATCGAGTTCTTTTTTATGCCGTCAACGGGACGAGTGATTTTTTGCTCATATACCTGATCGATGACCCCCCTGGTGCGCACAAAATCTATGCTAACAAGCGGGCGATAGCGCACTTCGGACGCATAGCAGACACGTTCCATGTATTTGGAACATGTGCTGCGTAAGTCGCGTCACGGCTGGCGAAGTTCGTCTAAGTAGTCTGCCCATCGCTGCATCATGCGCACTCGTTCGGTAAGGTGGGTTGTGCGGTTGTACGCCCGGCCGTTGGGGTCCTTCACCGCATGGGCCAGCTGATGCTCGATGATGTCGGGCCGAAACCCCAGCACCTCGTCAAGGATCGTGCGGGCCGTGGCGCGGAAGCCGTGGCCGGTCACCGTGCCCACCTCGTAGCCCATGCGGCGCAGAGCAGCGTTCACCGCGTTGTCTGACATCGGCCGCAGCTTCGTCCTGGCGCTGGGGAAGAGGTAGCGCCCAGTTCCGGTGAGCTGCTGCAGATCGGCGAGAACCGCCAGCGCCTGACGCGACAGTGGGACAACGTGCGGCTGTCGCATCTTCATTTTCTCGGCGGGGATGTTCCAACGGGCGGCTTCGATGTCGAATTCCGACCACTCTGCCTGGCGCAGCTCGCCCGGCCGCACGAACAGCAGTGGCGCCAGCACGAGAGCGCAGCGCGTGACGTGGCTGCCCTTGTAACCTTCCATGGCGCGCAGCAGCGGCCCCAGCTCGTCCGGATCGGTAACCGCCGGCAAATGGCGTTCGGGCGTCGGCTTCAGAGCGCCGCGGAGATCCGCTACTGGGTTGCGGCTGGCACGCCCTGTGGCGATGGCGTATCGCATGACCTGGCCGCAGTTCTGCATGATCCGATGCGCCGACTCGAAAGCGCCGCGCTTCTCGATGCGTCTGGCCACCGCCAGGAATTCAGGCGCTTCCAGTTCTGCCGTCGGCCGCGCGCCGATGTACGGGAACACGTCGTTGATGAACCATCCGACGACCTTCACGCGATACCCATCCACCCAGTTGCGCTTCTCCAGCCACTCGTTGGCGATCACCTCGAAGGTGTTGGCGCCGAGCACTGCGCGCGCAGCGGCGGCAGCTTTCTTGTGCTCGCCCGGGTCAACACCCTGAGCAAGTAGCTGCCGAGCCTCATCGCGGCGCTGCCGAGCGAGGGCCAGCGGAACCTCGGGATAGACGCCAACGGCCAGCAGCTTTTCTTTGCCTGCGAATCTGTACTTCCAGCGCCAGTAGCGCCCACCGTTCACGGCCACCAT